TCAGTCACCGAAAAGGGCTTGGCGGAAGAAAGCCAGAGAAATCTCTTCAGCAAACTCGACAGTGAAACCCGCCGAAATGGCGCGCTGCTTCAGTTCGGCAACCGCATCAACCACCTTAGAGGCCACATTCACCGACTCATCAAGTTGGATCTGAACAGAGTCCACGCCAAGCTCATACAGGAACTCGCCGAAGTTGTTTTCGTCCATGCCGCTCCTCAATAAGCGCCGTACACGTTATCTATAGAACCGTATCGGCGAGCTGCGTAATTACAAGCCGCCACAATGTTTGCCACAGGGTCAAAGACACTGTGAGCCGTACCAGGAACGTGGTAGGCGTCGAAGGTTGGCTGAATGACTTGCAGAAGCCCGCAACTAGGGGTTCCAGCGGCGGCATTGCTATCCCACTGGTTACAGATGGTCGGGTTGCCGCCCGACTCCCTCATGATGTTCCTATGGATGCCTTCATAGCTCCCCGGAATGCCGTGCTTAGCCATGATGGAGAGGGCTTCTCGTATCCAGCCGTCCAGGTTGTTCGGGTAGGAAGCCTGAGAAGGTGTCTGTACGGCCTTCTGAGGGCCTTTGGGGGCCTTCCTGGCCTCCTTGGTCACCTGATCCTTCCTGCGAGCTTCTAGGGCCCGTTTCTGGGCTTCCTTGGCTTCCGCCTTCGCTTCCCGGTAGGCCCACTCCTCCTCCGCCCGCATCGCAACCTTGTCGGCCTGGTCCTCCAGGGCTTCAACGGCCTCCGTCACGTCCGGCAGCCGGATTGACTGCGCGGTGGACGATGACGGCTCCTCCCGAGGCTTCTGGTGGAAGGTCTGAGGAACGGAAGCCACAGCCATGATCCCGACCGTGGCCGCAGCCACGGTCCGTTTCACTGGCGGTCGCCCTGGGTGGGGTCGAGCTTCCCGAACAGGCCGTTAAGGAGCTGCCCCAGTACCGTCCGGTCAGCCGACGTGAGGGCACTTGCCGGATTGCTAAGCGTCTCCTGAAGACCTCGCGAGAGGGCGCCAGCCTCCACCTCATCCATGGACAGGTCTACAACCACAGCGTGATACACGTTGATCTGCACAACAGTCCTTCCAGTGGGTGCGGGGTCACAAAACCCCGCACCCACGATTCAATTAACAGGTCAAAAAATAAGGCTTACTTGCCGGACTTGAAAGAACCGTCCCTCTGCCGCCACAGAGGCTCGCACTGCTCACCCTTCGGGGCGGAACAGAACTTCGCGGCCCAAGAGCCCTTGTCCACCAGCTTGCGGCCGTGCGGGCAGTCATCCCCGTCCTCCGGGGCGGCCTGAGCCGGTGCCGGGCGAGACTTACGCTGCGGAGCCGCAGCAGGCTTATCGCCAACCAGAGTGGCGACATGGTTGGACGCCTTGGCGATCATCTCAAGAAGCCCCTCCTGCTGAGCCTCCAGTAGACGGGACTTGGCAGCCTCGGCATCAGCCGCACGAACCACGATCCAAGGAGCGTCGTAGCCCCCGCCGTACTTCAGGGTGATGGTGTACGCCTCATCGTCCTGGGCAACGCTCAAGGGCTTCTCCTCGGTAGCGGGGGTGTTGTCGGTGGGAACGTCCCACGGGTTGTCATCCGCGAACGGATCCTTCATTGCGCCTTACCTTTCGATCCCTGCGAGTCAATGTGTAGGGTCAAAGTGCGGGGGCCGTCGTAGCAACCCCCGCACTTCTAGTATGAGGCAGAGGTCCCCACGAGTCAAGCTCACAAAGGACACGCCCCCGACGCACAGGCTTCGTCAAAGCCAGATTCCATAGTTTCCTCACCAAGAGCCTCTACCAGATACTCATACTGTTCCTTCGTAAGGATCTGATACGGCGACTGGGGGCGGGTAGCTTCGGGGAAGCAAGTAGTGCCCTTGAGGGTGGGTCCATACCGCTTGAACGCCTCTACCAGCTCATCCACAGACACCTTGTCAGGGTCGAAGTTGATGGTGTACGAGACGGCATTGTCAGCCCAGCAGCTCTGGTACATCTCCTGAATCTTCAGGTGGTCTTCAAGGCTCATTTCATGGGCGGCCTTGACCAGCTTCTCATCCGGCACGATCTCAAGAATGGGGTCCTTGGTCGGGATCTCTACAACCGTGGTGTTGGCTGCATAGATGTCCGGCTCCGTGTGGTAACCCTTAGCCTTGTACTCCTCAACCTGTCGAGCTTCATCAGGCTCGATGTTCGAGAAGCGGATACGCCGAAGGAAATACTTGGCGAAGATCGGGTGGATACCCTCACCGCTCACACCAGCCAGCTTAGAGATAGAGCCAGTCGGGGCAATGGTGCGCTTCTTTACCGGGACAGGAATTCGGAGAAGGTGACAGTATTCAATCGCTGCCTTATCCACCACACCAGAGAACTCAACTAGGTCATAGGGGAGGATATCCAGCTCTCCTGAAAGACCAGCGGCAAGGTACTCAGCAAAGCCAAGGTGCCCAACTCCAATACGTCGGTTCTTCTCGATGATGGCCTGAGACTTGGGGTCCTCAACGTTGGCAAAGGTCGCTCGGATGAGGAATCGAGTCATCAGGCGGTGAGCCTCAAAAAGGCCCTCATAGTCAACCCGACCATTGCCCGCAAAGGCGGAAAGGTTCACGTGCCCAAGGCAACACGGCTCCCACTCGTTAAGGGTAATTTCGCCGCACGGGTTAGTGCTAGTGGGCGGGATAGGCTCTCCGATAGCACTGCGAGAGCTATTCCAGATGCCCGGCTCTCCGTTCTTGTGGATACCCTCAGCCAGCTTGCGAAGGATCGGGTAAGAGGGCGAGGAAATCTTGTTGATGAGATCGAAGAATTCGTCGTCTACCTCAACCGATATGTTGGTAGTCCAGTGCTTAGAGAAGTCCGCCTTAGAGTCAATGAACTCATGAATCTGAGGGTCCTTCCAGTGCATGATGCTCATACGGGCCGACCGACGCACACCGCCAGAGACAATGCACTGGGCAATCTCGTGGTCGATCTCCATAGCGTCCATGCCGGTGAGCTGACCGTGATACTCGTAAGTGAGCATCAGGATACGGCCCACATTGGTGAGCATCTGAGCGAAGGGCAGAGGACCAGAGGCAGTACCGCCAAAGGTCTTGAGAGTCGCCCCCTTCTCGCGGACAAGGGACACATCATAGACGCGATCCTTGTGCTTGGTGCGAGGATCGTGGGCATTGCGGATAAGATCACCAAGAGCCTCCGCCCATCCCTCTCGGGAGTCCTTCACCTGATAGGCCCCGTGCCAATCCGGGCTGTACTCGGTGCTGATCAGCCCGGCCTCAACCATGTCAAGGAAGTCCGGGTGATCCTCACGGCAGACTATGTGAACCTTCGTGGGGACCATGACGGGCGGCATGATGCTGACGTACTTGTTGCTGTAGTTGGCCCCTACACCCCCTCCCTCTGCGAGACGCATAAGGGTAAACATGAAGTGCTCTGCGGGGTCCTCGGACCAGCCCGAATGCCAGCACTGGCCGGTGAGGATTCCACAGCCAACGGTCATGGTGTGAGTCTCCATCTCCACGCAGCAGAACACCTCCTCTTCCCTTCCAGTGTCTTCAACGCTGACCACCGAGGTAGTTCGCGGGGCCTTCCCGAACCTCTCAGACTTGTGCTTCTCACGAAGCATGTCCTCCGAGGTGAAGCAGCCTCCCTTGAGAGACATCGACCAGACAGGTGCATAGTCTCCTGTGTAAGGCGAGTACTCCCGCATCATCTTGGGCTCATGGGCCGCGATACCTGCCCTCGCAGCACCAAGAGCTATCGCCATCAGGTCTTCAAGATTGGAGGAGAAGACCCGAACGGAACCGTTCCTCAGGTTGCCGTCAGTTGCCACCAAACCGTTGATGAACCCTCGCCAGTAAGAGGGAGTCTCTTCCAGGCTGGGGAGAGACTTGAATTCAATGGGGAGTCGGCCGATGTAGAGGCCAGCTGCTTGCTCCGAGCCCTCGTCGTTCTTGCTGTAGGGAAGTACGTACTGTGCAAGCTCCAGCTTGTCGCCACAGAGGACGATGAAGCTCGAAGGACCAGAAATAGAGCCGTCTCCGTACACGATGCCGTTAGCCACGCCCTCCCAGTAGGCGTCATCCTCCTTCGGCCGCTCAACCAGGTTCAGGGGGATTCGATCCCCCGGCTTGAGGTCCCTGGTGTACTTGCGGTACTTCTTACCAGCGATGACCCACTCATGATCGGGAGTCGCCTCAATCGCCTCTCCAGTGGAGAGGGTCACCCGGAAGAGCTTCTGTACTCCGAAGGACTTGAACTCAGCCTTCCGGTAGACACCTCCCTCAGACAGGACCTCATTGGTACCAGTCAGCTCCCGAATGGGATACACACCCTCTCGGGTGTGGACCGGGGTTCCTCCAGCAAGGCAGTTGTTCAGGGCGAAGTCATTCACCCCAACACTCTTCAGATGTCGTCCGGCAGGGATGATCTTAAAGGTTTCGATAAGCTCGATGAGCCGTTCCCTCTCCCCCTTTTCAATGAACCGTGAATCCACCAGTGCTAGATTGCCATCAACTACCCGACGCACGGTCTCAGGCCACGTCTCCTTAGAGCCATCGGCCTTGGTGCGGGAATAAGTGCGTCGATAGACTGTGGCGGCGGTCTCGTTCTTGAAGAATCGATCGTCAGTAGAGCCTGTCACTCGTAACCTTTTCCTCTGATTGGATGGATGCCATTCAGGAGACTGGGCCCCGCTTTGGGGCCCAGTCAACTTACTGAACTTACTGGCCGATCAAGGTCGGGTCACTTCCGAGAAGGATCCATGTCGGCAGTCTCCTTGGCTGTGTTCCGGTTCACAATCTGAGTAAGCCGATCAACGGCGTCGTAGCTCGCCTTACGGTCAGCCTCACTCAGCTTCTCATCCAGGACGAACTTACGGAATAGCAGATCCTTATACCTGCGGGGCAGCTTCCGAAACGCCTTCACCACATCGACCCGTGCAATGACCTTAGAGTCATCAATGGAGCACGAGTCAAGATTATCCATACTGACCGCGCCTAGGTCCACTTCGTCTCGGAGGCTGCGCAGGACCTGCCGAATCTCTTCAGGTGTATACCAGTACTTTGAATAAAACATGTCCTGGTAGTCCCGCTCCTTAGAGGCGACCCGGGTAGCCACCTTGCGAAAGACCCCATAAAGGATCGCAGGATTCTTTGGCAGATCGTCCTTGTTCTCGTAGGCCCAGGCCATGCATTCCTGCTTCAGGTCATCAGCCTCAACGATCCTCCACTCTCTGGCCACGATATTAGAAGCCCGATCAGCTACAGATCGGACTTCTTCCCAGTTAATTTCGCTCATCAACTAACCGCCTCTAAATATCCATAAGGCTACTTGATATCGGAAATGGAACTCGAATCCAATCGATTGTTCCCACGAGACCACTTTCCGCACGACTCGCACATGTATCGCTGGAATACCGAGACGGACGTGTACGCCTTCCCGCGCTTCTTGAGGTTGCCGCTACCGCAGTTAGGGCACACTTCCTCAGAGCTTCCTACGTAGAGCCTGTAATTCGGATGAGACGGGATCCAGGGTAGAAGCTCGTCGTAAATCTCCTCAGTGAGGACGACATCATGCATGTTGTACGATCGCATGACACTCCAGGCTTCTTCGCTGCCAGCCATGCAATCAACCCACAATTGGTGCCCAATATGAGACACTTTACTTCCAAGTCCAAGCCGATTTGCTACGTAGTCCAGCTTGTTTGACGGGAAGCGGAACTGCTTCTTCACGACCTTCAGAAGGTCCACCTGAGCAAAGGGGGCCGGGGGAGGATATCCCTCTTCCAGGAAGGCCCGATTGAGGTGGGGAATGTCGAACTTCTGGCCATTGAAGTGCACGACTACATCGGTGTCTTCTAGAAGCTCATGTGCTCGCTCAATCATTGTCGCTTTGCCGTCGTGGTGCGTGCTGTAGAACATCACACTCTTGGAGCCGTACCACTTGGCGGCGAAGCACATCACCTCGCCAGACTCAATGAGCTGATTAAGTCCCACATTCGTATTCCAGAGAGACCAGACGTGGGCGAGAGACGGTGACGTTTCAATGTCTATAGTCAGGATTTTGATGATGCCTCCAAGTATTCAGCCGCACGACGGAGAAGCCGTCAGCTCCTCTACGTACTGCTCTGCATTCCGGAGCTGAGCACGGAGGCCGTCAGGGTCTCCCGAGCCCACTTGGGCAGCTTCGCTTCCCGAGGATCGATCTCACGAATGCTCACTTAAGGTCCCCCTTCAGGCGACCCTCAATGCGGCCATCGAGATAGTGAACGAATGCCTCGTAACCGTCGATCCACTTCATACTGAGGGGATGAGAGAAGTAGTCGTCAATAGGACTTCCGTAGATGGTCGGCTCATCGGTGCCGTCCTCGTCGTCCAGCCAGTCAGACCAGCGATTACCGCAGCACGGGCAGTCGCCCTCACCATCGAAGTACAGGCCGATTTCCTTCGCCCGCTCAATGGCCTCGTCGGCAGAGAAAGCCTCCACAATGACGAAGTGGCTGATTCCCTGGGACTCGTCGTAGTCGAACCCACCACCAGAGTTGTTCTGAGAGAAGGTGAAATACATTACTTGCCTATCCTTTCGAGATAGTCAGCCAAGGCGTAAGCCCGTTCCGGGCGTTCTTCTATGTATCCGATGGCGACATTGCAGGAGCTACACAGGGCAGCCTTAACGCACTTTCCGCACGCCTTCCCCTTGCTTGGGCAGCAGGAGTGGTCGTGATCGATGACCAGATTCTCTGAGGTGCCGCAAGCTGCGCATCCCTTAGAAAAGAGATCCTGGATCGTTTCTAGTGAGATGCCATACCTGTACGTAAGGGCCTTGAGGTTGTAGCACTCTCGGCAGTACGGGTACTTGTACTTCTTCGTTGGCTTGAATGCCGTTTCCGGCTTCCACTCCCCGCAGATACGGCATTCACGTCCGGAGTCGTCGTACCAGTCACCATCGGGCCGCTTAGCGACCAATGGACCCTACTTCCCGGTGATGATGACGTAAGAGAGACTGATAGCCAGAAGGACAAGCGGAATGGGCGAAGAACTTCACTGGTTGGCCTTCTTGTAGAGCTGCCGAGTCCTTACGACGAGAGATTCCATGTTGTCCCTGTGGAAGGGAGACCCGCCAGATTCCCGAATCCACTTACGTGCAATCTTGGAAAAGGTTGCCGTATCGGTGATCAGCTCCATATCTTCAATGCTTGAGACGTACTCAAAGGGGGCGAAGCAGGAGCAACCGGCATCGGTAGCCCAGAACAGTTCGTTATCCGACTGGCGCTGGACGACCAAGAACATGTTGTACTCATAGCCACCAATGGTGTCCACCGATCCAACGGTGCGAGCCCCGTATACACTCGGGCTGTAGTAGATACTCATGGAGCTTTCAGCCTCCCTGACAGCTTCCTTCAGCGATTGACGAATACGACGTGCGGCCTCGTATTGCATTGCTGCTCGCTCAGTATTTGGCTCAACGCTCATTTCATCATCCAGGGCGTCAGCCAACTCAGACAACCGAGCAATGACATTCTTTAGTCGCATGACCTCAAGCTCATCAGGCATTAGCCGCCCATTCGATGAATCTCACGATTGATGTAGAAACGAGCCTTCATGAGATCCTGAAGCTCCTTGGAGGGGTCCTTCCGACCGGCCCGAGCGAGGTACTTAACCGCATTGCCACGGTTGAAGTTCAGATGCTCGGTAATGTCGATGACCTCTGCCCCATTACTCCAGCCATCGGCATAGTGCGAGGGGTGATTTACCTCGTCGTTCTTCACGTGCGTCTTCGTCAAGTGGACAACCTTTCCACCCCAGTTCACGATCTCTACCGAGTCATCAAGCCCCGGATAGTCAAGCTCCAGCTCAGTTTCGTGAAAGCACCACGTCCTCATATCGCGGGCTTCGTTCAGCTCGACTTCATAAGGAAAGACACTCTCAGGCCAGACGGCCACGACCATTCCCGTAAGACCCTCATAGGTTCCAGAGGTGACCTTGACGTGATCGCCCTCCGTGAACTTCCCGTTGTAGTCGTAGTCGAATTCCATAAGAGACATTCAGAGCCCAATCATGTTCCGTACGGCCTCGGGGCCGAACTCCCGATAGAACGAGTTGAGGTCATGGCCTTCCGGCATGAGGATGACCTTCGCATTAGGGACCTGAGCGGCTACCTTGTCCGCGAATTCAGCTCCCTGTCCGGCATCGTCGTTGTCTCCGAAGACGAACACGGTGTCATATCCAGAGAGGCCCGGAAGGAAGTGGTCTCGCCATCCACTGACCCCGGCGATTCCCACACAGGGGATGCCGCAAGCCTCAGCAGTGAGAGCGTCCATTTCTCCTTCAGCGATTCCCACATAGGGACTTCCCCCGATCAGCGCCTTGGTGTTGTAGAGGCGAGGCCGGTCTCCAGGAAGGGACTGATACTTACCGTGCCCCTCTTCCTTGCACTCGTGGCCCCCGATGCACCGAAAGCGAATGGTGGCCGTGTAAGACGTTCCAGCCGGGCGAAGGTACGGGATGGCAAGCATTCCCCGTACCCTGTCGTGACCCGGAAGGGGATCGTCAACGAAGCCCAGACTGAAACGTTCGGCGAGGCTTTCGAGCCCCCGACTTGCCATGTACGCTTCCGCCTGGCTTCCCGCGAAGGCTGCCGCGTACTTCTTCATAGCGGAACCCATATCGCTGTTCCGCGAGCTTCCGAGCTTCAAGGAAGCTAACCCCTTCCTGTTCCTGGATGATGTCGAAAGAGTCGCCGCTTATTCCACAAGCGAAACAACGGAAGCGATTTTCACTCGGCTGAACAGATGCACTGGCGTTTCGTTCGCCATGAAAGGCGCACTTCACCTTGTACCAGCGGTCACCCGTCGGGATCGACTCGAACCCGTACGACTCCAGGACCAACTTGATAGATGGCTTGTCTGTCATTAGCTCACTAGCCACTCTGCTGCCAGCCTCACGGTTCGCGAGGGATTTGCTGACGTATCAGAAAGGTACATAAGTGCACCATTGAGGAAGTCTTCATCCTCAAGCGCAGCCAGCCGAGTATTGCAATAGACGCACAGGAGCCCACGCACACACTCCCCACAGGACTTCTTGCCGGGGCAGCAAGAGTGGTCGTGATCAATGGCTAGAGCACGTCCACTTGGACTCTGGCCGCATAGGCGGCAGCCGCCCCCCTGTTTCTCCAGTAGGGCCTTGTACACACTCTCACTTAGCCCGTGAAATCGGGGCGTGTAACGCTTAGTAGAAATACTCACACACGACTTACATTGATGCTTAAGCCCGTCTTTCGAGTAGCTATGCTTACTAAACTCGCTTACAGACTTCGCCGTCTTGCAGGTGCTACAAACCTTCACAACCGGCCCCCACGAGTCAAGATTTTGGTTAGAAAGGAGCGAACGGAGACTTCACGGCCCGACGCTCACGAAGCTCAGCCAGGCGGGCGATGTCCTCTGCCGTCTGAGTGCGGGCCTGGATGGGGAAGGTGTACTTGCGGGTGGGCCGTGCCTGCTCCTGTCGGGCAGTGAAGCTGTAGCGGGTGACTGCCTTCTCAAGCGGGTCAGTGATCTGACGACCAGCGGTGAGCTTGTTGCCGAGGTCCGAGGAGAAGCCGCCGTAGGCGTTCATCGCTGTCAGAATCCTTCCGAGGGAACTGAACTTACTGAACTAACCGGCACCGAAGGGGTTGGTGCCTACTTGCCGTCAGAGTGGTGGTAGCGCTCTCCCAGTAGGCGGAGAGCCGGGGGGTTCTCTAGGTAGTCCGCTGCGGCCCTGAGCACTTCAGGTCGGTCCCGAGCTGCCGTCAGGAGCCGTCCGTTACAGAGTCGGCAGCAGAGGCCCCGTACAAGGCCAGTCTTGTGGTCGTGGTCCACGGAGAGCCGTTGCCGCCGCTTGCCCCCGCAGATGGCACAAGCGCCACCCTGGGCCTCAAAGAGGCGGTCGTACTCGCCGGGCTTCAGACCGTACGTGGCGGTCACCCTGGCCTCGTGCGAAGCCTTGCTTCGTGAGCGTTTCTGGCAGGTGACACAGACCCGACCGCGAGGCCCTGAGTAAAACTTGAGGTTTCGATTCCGTCCGCATCGAGCGCAGACCCTCATCCCCTTACTTTCCATCATGTCACCCCGATCCCCACGAGTCAAGTAGCGGGTTAAAAAAAGGGGCTAGAAGGTATTAGAGTCCAGCTCAGTCAAAGCGAGCCGGTCCGTGTCGAATCGGTAAGAAACGAAGGTGTTACCAGAAGGATCGGAAAACCCCTCTCGATTCTTCACCGGAGAGACATGCAGGGTAATTAGCCCCATATCGTCAACCTCCTTGTGAATGGTGAGTACCATACTCGGAACACGGCCAATCTTACCTTTGATGCCGCTAAGGGGGATCGGCTTGAGGCCATCCGAGAATTCACCGGTGACATGGTGCAGTGCAAGCACATGTGCACCTGTCGCCTTAGCCATGGAGTTGGCCCAGTCGCACAGAGCCTCAAGCCCGAAGGTAAAGGTCTCTGCGTCTCCTGCATCAGACTCGATGTTCGTGATGTTGTCGAGAATGATCAGGTGAGGATCAGTCCCATAGACCTCGCTATAGGCGGCTACCTTCATCTCAACATCCTCTATAGAGGGCTGAGCGTCAAAGTCAAACCGGAGCCACCAGCGGTCCGAAAGGATCGACTCTACGTCGTCCAGGTCATCATTCCTGACTTTCTCCTTCATCTTCTTGGATGGAATGCCGGTAAGCATAGATCCGGCACGCGTGAGCTGAGTTGCCGCATTCGAGTCAGCCGAGAAATAGAGCACTGGCCGTTTGCACTCGATAGCCAGACACAGAGCAAATACCGACTTACCTGTTCCTGGCCCGGCAGCTACTAGGCTGAACTCACCACGCCGAAACTGAGCCTCCATCTTTTCCAGGCCCGGAAAAGGTGAGGGGATAGGCTCCCCCGCTTCCCCTCGGACCCTGCGCATCTGAGACAAACTATAGATGGGTCCAACCCTTTCCATTGACAATCCGCTGTATAGCGGAGTGGCCAGGGCAACCAGGCACTTCCCGGAACAACCCCTCGCTCCTTCCTACTCTTCTAGTATCCCATGGGTTTCCCCATGAGTCAAGTAAGAAGCCAAAAAAAAATAGGCTCATGGCTCCTGGCTGTACGCGAAGCACTCGTGCCTGACGGTGCAGGTGAAGCAGTGGTCACCGACGTTGGCAAACCACAAACCCTGATCCCGAATAGCCGTTGACGCCCTGTACTGCATGGACAGCCAATCCCCGGTGAAGGACCGGAGGTCTACCGGCTTGGTAGTACCTCCGGTTTTACCCTGCCACCAGTCACCCCAGTTGACCGTAACACCGTAGATAGCCTCCATAGCAACCTTATAGGTGGCCAACTGAAGGACAGTCTTAGTGGTGCCGGTCTTTAGGTCCCGGACTATGAGCCCAAGATAAGGGTCCACCACTACCTGATCAATGTAGCCCCTTACCTGAACCCCGTCTAGGCACACATCGAACGCCAGTTCGATGGCCTTTTCTCCATCCGGGGTAGTCCATATGTAGGACTCATCCTCTTCTGTCCATGCGACATACGCCCGCACCATGTCAGCGCCCCTGAGCCGTCGATTACGGATATCCGTCTCAGGCCGATTTCGCCCGCCCGCCATCCACATACCGTAATCCGGCTGCTGAGCCTGGGCCTCAGTAATCAGAGCGTCATAGGCGTCCTCAAAGACCTTCACGGCCTCGTCCTCAGACATCTTCCGCTCGCTCCGCTCGTATTCCTCTACGGCGGCATGGAAAGCCGTTCCGTGATGGAACCAGGCTGCTTGCCTTTGCGATACCCGCTCGACGCGCTTCAGACGGTGTGCCTCAGAGCACTGAATAAGCTGCGTATGCTGACTGACAGAAGTAGGATTCACACATACTCCCTCATGTAGATTTGCGTGACGGTCTCACCGATTCCAAGAATGGTCTCTTGGTCTACCTCGCGGCTGTCCAGGATCTTTTCGAAGCCCTCACCTACGAACTCACTGAGCTCCTTCAATTCGTGAGAATCTAGGTCTGTGGCCATTACCACACTCACGCTTTCCCCCCGCTCGTGGATATCCCGACTTGCCCAGTAGCGCCCGGAAGACTGCTTTATGGACTCGTGGGCGATGGCGCCTCCAATTCGATTCTGACGCTTCTGAAGTACTGCCACCTTCTCAGTCGAGACCATCTCACGAGATGCAAGAGACAGGATCACTCTGCTGCGCCTTTCACTCACTGGGATGTGCCCCCCTCAACTATGAGACCACCAAAGTCCCCACGAGTCAAGTTGAGCGATGTACTTATTCAGTCAAAAAGCCAGGGGAGGCAGCACTTAGGTACCGCCTACGCCCTGGCTTGACAGAGAAAGAGAGCTATAAACTCGTCATTCTCCGTTCTCCGATGGCAGCATGAATAGGTGGATGAGGCCCTTGCCGGGCTTATCTACACCTGAAGGCCATCGTAGAACCAGGCCGTTATCCCTAGGCTCACGGTCCACGAACACCAACCCCTCAGAGGGTCGGTAGTCAAGAACTTTGTCCCTCAACCTGCGACGAAAGCCGGGCAGCTCTGTCCCTAGCTTTCCGGATACTTCCTCCCCATCCATGTCACGCATATGAGCCCGAAGTAGCTGAGCCCGCCGCTGCTTCGTGTGCTCAGGCGACAGATCCCACGGGATGACCTTGTATCGGTCACGCCCTTGTGGGGCGTAGCCGACACTGGACAACTTGAACTGAACGGCTTGCTTCGACACTCCATACTCCTTCGCGATCTGTTCGTAGGTCATCTTCATCACCAGGTGCAGATCCCGAAGCACATGCGCATCAGGCAGCTTCGATGGCTTAGCCATGAGGCCCGGTCACCCTTCTCGTCTCTTTTCAGTCTCTCCTCAACCTTAGATCAAGGTTACCCCACGAGACAAGTTGAGCGCAACCCCATCGCCGTTCAATCACCCCAGTGTGACACTGGCCACACTTAGAGCGAAAAGGTGCCTGAAGCCCTCAAGCGCGGACCTCATCTTACTTATGACAGAGAGAAGATCAAAGGTGACAACAGGCAACATTTGTGATGCACGTCACAGCAACCTCTGACTTGACTCGTGGGGAAACTGCACCTACACTAGAAGTAGTTGGAAAGTTTTGGTAGGGGCTTCCTCTCAAGTGAAGTGTTCCTTGCTTGGAGTTTCCTACAAGATATAATCACTCTCTGTTCTTTATTAACTACATACTGTTAAGTAAGAGTGGGTTCTTTAAGTAAATTCAGTTATCACTCAACCTTCACAGCAAGTTCACACCTGTTCACCAACCGTCCAAGGCGGTCACTACTGGACTCCCGGGGTTGACCTCCGGTTGAGCTGAGACAACAGCCAAGGCTGTGTGTATGTGCTCCCGACGCAGGTCCCCCGGGCTTCATGCCCCCGGCCTTGCCCCCACCAAGGGTGAAGCCGACACACCACAGACATGGGTGGTCCGGCAGTCGGCAGGCAGGCCGGGGGCGTCAGCGGGGGAGGTCATCCATGCCACGAGCCAAGATGATCTGCCTCGAAGAGGGGTGTGTGAAGGTCGCTGTCCGGCGTGGGCGGTGCCCTGTGCACGCTCCTGAACCCTTCGCGGGGTCGAGCTGGAGGCTCGGGAAGCCACAGGGGTGGGACAGGCTTAGAAAGGCGGTTCTGAGGCGTGATCGCTTTGTGTGCGCTCTTTGTGGTCGTGGAGGTGCTGACCAAGTTGATCACATTGTGGCTCGGGCTCATGGCGGCTCTGACAGCCCTTCTAATCTTCGCTCTGTGCACCGAAGTTGCCACAAGGAGAAAACTCAAGAGGATGCACGAAGAAACTAGAGAGTAGAGGTTAGTTCAGTAAGTCCTCTAGATAACCTCTGGTTAGTTCAGTTTGTTCAGGTCTCAATAGAGACCACTATGGCGGTTAGTTCAGTTGGTTAGAACGTCGCCTCTGATAAGGCGAAGGTCGATGGTTCGAGTCCATCACTGCCAACTAGGGTGTAGCTCAATTGGTAGAGCACTGGTCTCCAAAACCAGGAGATGCAAGTTCGAGTCTTGTCACCCTTGCCAAGCCCACTTACGCAAAATGGCAAAGCGGCCTGACTTAGGATCAGGTGTTTGGGGGTTCGAATCCCTCAGTGGGTACTGTCCCTGTATTCGGAGATATACGCATTCGCCGACTATAGGGCGAGGGGAAGTGATGAGCTTTCCCGTCCAGCTCCCTTAGCTCAATGGTTAGAGCATCGGCCTGTCGAGCCGACGGCTGCGGGTTCGAATCCCGTAGGGGGCGCAAGACGCAAGTTCCCTGGGGGGAATGGGGTGGTGTCCATAGGGGTTCGATTCCCCGTTAACTTGTACCTCACCGAGGATCAGTAGCTCAGTTGGTAGAGCGTCGGCCTTTTAATCCGAATGTCACAGGTTCGAGCCCTGTCTGATCCACGGGCGCTATCAGCTAGGAAGGGTATCCGGCTCTGGGTGCACACATCCGGAGAGAGTACCTAGCGAGAAGGGTAAACACGTATGCCCTCGCGCCACCAATCCCGCATAGCTCAATTGGCAGAGTAGGTGACTGTTAATCACTTGGTTCCTGGTTCGAGTCCAGGTGCGGGAGCATACTCCACCCCAGTCCTTGTGGCTGGGGTTTTCTTATAGCCAGCCGAAAGGGATGGTTTATAGACGAAAGGCGAAAGGCCATGCCAGGTGGACGATACCCAAAGGAATCGCCGCATCGTCGCAACAAGCGCGACGAGACCGTGTTGACCGGTAAGCGAGTCAAGGCGCCGGTACTCCGAAATGGAGACCGATACCAGCCTGAGACGCTTGACTGGTGGATGACATGGATTAACTCCCCGCAGGCTGAAGCCTTCCTAGCTACTGACTGGGAGCGGCTTCAGATGCTTGCCGTTCTGGTGAACGACTACTACCAGAAGCCCACGGTAGGCAAGATGGCGGAGATTCGGCAGAACGAGACTCTTCTAGGTGCCACTGTTCTGGACCGGAAGAAGACTCTTATGAAGGGTCAGGATGGCAAGTTCCTGACTGCCGAGAACAATCCTCACAACGATGAACCCTCCATCTCCGATGAGGAGCTTTACGGGATGCTGGGAGGTTAGCTATGCAGACTGGTAACGCTAACGACCCCCTTCCTCCCGGTACTAAGTCCCTCGGGCCTCAGATCATCAAGTGGGCACAGAAGTACATTGTGCAGCCCGATGGGGAGAACGCGGGAAAGCCTTGGAGATTCACCAAGGAGCAGATGAACTTCATTATGCGCTTCTACGCACTTAAGGAGGATGGTTCCTGGCTCTATCCGACGGCATGCCTCCGTCGGTCTAAGGGCTGGGGCAAGTTAGACTCCTCTGCTTGCTGCTCTGTGTGTAATTGAGTTCGTAGGCCCCTGTCGCTTCTCCCACTGGGATAAGAACGGAAACCCTGTTGGTAAGCGTGTCGCTCTTCCTTTGGTCCAGATTGCAGCCACTTCCGTGGATCAGTGTGGACAGACTATGGATATGCTCCGAGGAATGCTTACCGAGTCTCCTGCCGAAAAGGAGTTCGGTATTGACGTTGGTAAGGGCATGATCCAGTTTTCTAAGGGTCCTGGGAAGATTGTCCCGGTTACCGCTTCCTCTCGCGGATTGGAAGGCGGTCGGCCGACCTTTTGCGTTATGGACGAGACACATCACTGGGTTGCCTCTAACCAGGGCCAGTACGTGTACGAGGTGATTGACCGCAACATCCGCAAGACGGCTTCTGCGGGATCTCATTACGTAGAGACGACCAACTCTTACAACCCCAACGAAGACAGCGTGGCTCAGCGTACGCACGAAGCCTTCCTGTCTGGCGCCAAGGGCCTTCTGTACGACTGCATCGAGGCCGATCAAGACGACATCGACCTTAGGAATGAGGAAGCCGTCAAGGGGGGTCTACGGCAGGCGTACGGCGATGCCGTGTGGGCTGACATTCAGAGCCTCTGGGAGGCCATCTGTGACCCCCGTACGCCCGCGTCGGTGGCTTACCGCTTCTACCTCAACAAGGTCCAGGAGGACGCTGACGGCTGGATGGTCAAGGCCGAATGGGACGCCTGCCTGTCTGAGGACGATCCGATCAAGCCTGGGGACCAGATTGCCCTAGGGTTCGACGGCTCGATCCGAGGGGACGCAACAGGTCTCGTGGGCATCAGGCTCAGGGACGCCAAGCTGTTCGTCCTAGGGCTCTGGCAGCGGCCTGAGAACGCCCCAGAAGACTGGGAAGTGGACGTGCTCTCCGTCGAGGCCGCCGTACAGAACGCCTTCGACACATACCGCGTCGAGTGGATGTATGCAGACCCGCCTTTCTGGCAGGAAAACATTGGCCGTTGGTCTATGCGCTGGGAAGACACGGTGTACGAGTTCTGGACTAACAAGCCTACTCGTATGGCTGTTGCCACCGAACGATTCCGTACGGCCGCCATGGTCGGCGACCTCAAGCACGACGGCAATAAGGCCCTTACCCGCCACGTCCTCAATGCCGTTACTCGTGAAGTCCCCCAAGGGACTCTCATCACCAAGGACTCTCCCAAGTCCAAGCGAAAGATTGACCTTGCTGTGTGCGCGATCCTCGCCCTTGAGGCTCGCGCTGATGCGATTGCAGATGGTCGCATGAAGATCAAGAAGAAGCGAATAATCACCCTGTAGGAGATGCCCGCCTATGTTTGGAACCCTGACTAACGGCGGGTACGGTAACCGTCCGCAGAACATCATGGATTGGGTTACCTTCCTAGAAGGAAAGCTGTCTACCCGTCAGGCAGACATCCGTAAGTATCAGACTTACTACGACGCCGATGAACAGGTACTTGCCTTTGCGCAGCAGAAGTTCTTTAACGAGTTCGGGTATCTCTTCGAGGGGTGGCGGGACAACTTTTGCGCTCTTGTCGTGGACTCGATCTCCGAGCGTCTAGAGATCCAGGGCTTCCGTATGACGGAGGACTCTGAGGCCGATAAGGACGCTAACGACATCTGGCAGAGGAACGGGCTTGACTCCCTTTCCAACTCAGCCCATATCTCCGCACTGGTGGCCGGTGAGGCTTTCGCTATCGTATGGCCTGGTGACGACGGAGAGCCTGTTATCTCCATCGAGTCCGCTGAAGAGGTCTACGTCTACTACAAGCCTGGCTCTCAGAAGATTGCCAAGGCCGCCATCAAGAAGTTCTATGACGACTGGGGAACCGAGTACGTCACTGTCTGGACTCCGGAAGAGGTAGCTACCTCTTACCGCGAGGAGGGCGCAAAGCTCTGGACCGCCCCTCAGGTCTTCAAGAACCCTCTGGGTGTTGTCCCTGTTGTCAAGCTGAGCAACCGTAAGCGACTGCATGGCAATGGCCTTGGGCCTCGCTATGACCGCCCCTTCTCCGAGCTGCATCCCATCATTCCTATACAGGATGCAATCACGAAGATCACGGCTGATGCCATCGTGGCTTCTGAGTTTGCTGCCTATCCCCAGCGGATCATTACTGGCCTTGAGTTCTCCGAGGATAAGAACGGCGATGCGGTATCGCCTATCCAGTCGGCCATTGACCGCATGATCCTGCTTGAGGGTGACGGCATCAATTTCGGGCAGTTCACTGCCGCTGACCTCAATAACTACGTGAACATGATCAATATGCTGGTGCAGCACATCAGCACTATCAGTCGTGTTCCTCCCCACTACTTCCTTATCAACGGTGGACAGTCGCCTTCTGGCGAATCCATTCAGAGTGCTGAGGCTGGTCTAGTCGCTAAGGCTCGGGAACGGATGCTACATTTTGGTGAGGCTTGGGAAGAGGTCATGCGACTGGCATTCCGCGTCAGGGGAGACAAGAGGGCTGAGGCATATAACGCTGAAGTCATCTGGCGTGATCCCGAACGCAAGTCTCAAGCCGTCGCTACCGATTCAGCCGTGAAGCTCGTCCAGGCCGGGATTATCTCTACCCGGCAGGCCGCCGAAGACCTCGGGTACTCCCCCACGCTCATCAAGCGCATGGAAGGGGAGATCGAGGAAGAGAAAAAGGCCCGCATGGAGGAGCAAAAGGAAATGGCCACCTTTACCGGTGCCCAGGGTGGATCTGCCCCGGCCGGTAACGGCACGAAGGCGAACAAGCAGCCTGCCAGCAATCGAGACAATACGGCTCGCAAGGTCAACGAAACCAAGTAACCGACTTTTTATGTAGGCCGTTCCCGGAAGGGGGGCGGCCCTTTTCATGGCCGAAAGGGCAAACATATGAACGACCAGAACACTGAAGGTACCGAGAGCACTGCCGAGAACCCCAACGCCGAAACGGCTCCGGGTGCTGGTGAAGTAGATTACAAGGCCGAAGCTGATCGCTGGCGTCACCACTCTCGTACCAACGAAGGCAAGCTGAAGGCTGCCCTGAAGGAGCTTGACGAACTACGCCAGGCCCAGATGTCGGACCAGGAGAAGGCTCTAGAGGCCGCTCGCGCTGAGGGCCGTAAGGCTGCCTACGAGGAGCTTGGCAAGGAGCTGGCTTTTGCTCAGGTTGCCGCTACCGCTGCGAAGAATGGTGTTTCTCTCCCCGATGGTGTTACGGACTTTATCGACACATCTCGCCTGCTTGGTGAAGATGGACGCCCGAATTCTGATGCTATCACTTCCTTCGTGAATTCCTTTGCCGCCTATCAGGCTCCCAAGGCCCCCTCAGCTACTCAGCTTGGCCTTGGTCCGCAGGGTGGTTCTGGTCCTGTCCAGTACACGCGGGATGACCTTAAGCGAATGACTCCCGCTCAGATCAATGAGGCACATGAGAAGGGCCACCTTGAAGCCCTTCTGAATGGCTCTGTCTAAGGAATAGATTATGGCTAATCCGCAGCTTCCTAACGGCTCGAACTATGATGGTGGCTTTGCCAAGCAGGCGCCGAACCATACTTTTGCTTCGGGCTCTAAAATCACCGGTACTTTCATTCCGGAGCTTTGGGCTTCCCGACTCCTTACCGACCTTGAGTCCGGTCTTATCTTTGGGGCACTCACTAACCGAACCTACGAGGGTGAGCTACGGGGCCCCGGCGATGTCGTGAAGGTCCCGCATGTTCTTGATTCCATCACCATCAACGGTGGGACTCTTGACGGTAAGGGCGGCACTAATTCCGGTGCTGCGTATGCGGAGATCGATCACTTTGACCGACTGAACAGCGACTTCATTGAGATCCGAGTGGACCAGGCTCGTACGTGGGGCTTTGAGGTCGATAACCTGCATCAGGTTCAGACTCAGGGAATTGCCCTCATGTCTCAGCTCACCGGCCAGTCGGCACGTAACCTTGCTGAGAATATTGACGCCCATATCGTGAAGACGATCAAGTCTGGTGTTCAGGGTAAGGACCTTAACTGGGGTGACATTCCGCTACACGGCAAGGTTTCTCTTGTCGATGCCACGGACAAGAGCAATCACTACGGACAGATCCTCCGTGCTCAGACTGTTCTCAACATCCGCAATGTCCCTGCCGGTGGGCGTGTCCTAGTTGTGGGCCCGGAGGAGTATGCAGACCTTCTAGAGGACCCGAAGTTCATCGACGCGTCCCGCATGGGTGATTCGACTTCCATCATGCGTACTGGTGTTGTGGGCACCATCCTGGGCCTTCCCGTGATCGTCTCCAATACCATTGGTCGCCACCTTGACGACTCGTCCAACTACGACGGGGTTCCGTTTGTCCGGCCGCCGAAGTCTGGTGCTAACGGTATTTACGGGGTTCTCACTACCCGTGAGGCTGTCTCTATGGCTCACACGCTTTCGGACCTTGAGGCTTTCCGTCCTGAGCGCAAGTTCACTGACGCGGTGAAGGGGCGCATGATTTTTGGTGCGAAGATCATCCGCCCCGAGCAGATGGTTGTTTTGGGTGACCCGGCCCTTGCTGGTGAGGACGGGGAGGCACTTGCCCCGGCTGCCCCGAGTGTTAAGGCGGTCGCTGCTCAGAAGTCGTCCACCAAGAAGTGATCCACCGAGGGGGTACGTATGGCCTCCTTCTTGACGACGTTTGAAGTGGTCGCGGCTCAGCAAGGCCGCGACCCTTCATCGTATTCAGAGGAAGAGAAGAAGCAGATAGATTCTTTCATTGAGGCCGTCTCTGGAATGATCGAGTCTATTTGCGGCGTTGACTTCCAGTGGCATGCCGATGAGACGGTCTACCTGGATATCCTGAATGAAGCATTCTTGACTATCCCTCATGCCTATAAGCCTGTCGGCGTGGTCAAGGAAGTTTGGTTCAGTGATATGACTTCGGGTGAAGAGGTCAAGTATCCGGTCACTGATTGGATGACTCAGGGGCAATACTTGTGGCGTCCCGGTCCTTGGCTTCCTCCCGTTTTCAGTCACAACCCGAAGATTGCTGTACGGCTTTCCTATGGATACAAGGAAGTGCCTGGCGACATCCAGGCCATCGCTGCGGCTGAGGTCTCCTACTGGATGGTTCAGACTCCTGGTATCAAGTCGGAAAAGGTAGGAGAGCTTGAAGTTAACTACGGCTCAACAAACTACAGCCTTTCAGCCTCTTCAAGGTCCCTGCTCAAGAAATACCGTCAGCGCTTCCTGTCGGCGAAGGTGGTGCGCTGGTGAATCCATACTTCTTCAGGGACCAGATTTCTATACATAGAACGATTCTGGTCCGTGACGAGTACGGCCAGCATCGAGAGGTAGATACCGAGCCTTTCTGGTCAGGTAAGGCTTCCGTCCAGCCATACAGGTCTACAGAGGCACTTGTGGAGAGGGATACAACGCAGGAATGGCTAACGGTCTACATCATGACCACGGTCGAATTTGATTCGACTATGCGGGTAGCTCATTCAGGCCACTTCTACCAGATTGAAGGAGAGCCTGAGCGTTGGGAATTCGGGCACGTCAAGCACGTCAAACTGACAGCTTGGAAGGTGGTGGGGTAATGGCTTCTGAAGTCATCATAGACCCCACATTCGCCTACGAGGCTTGTGCGACTCCCGAAATACAGAAGCTAGTAATAGAAGCCATGCAGCTTGCCTACAACTTCGTGTATAAGGCAGCCCCTAAGCGTGGTCCTGGTCCCGCATCCGGCGGGCAGTACCCACATAAGGGTTCCTATGCGGCCGGACTGTCCATAGAGACAGACCTAAAGGGGTATGGCTGGGAGGCTCGCCTAAAGGTCTCTGCTGTCAACTGGCATTTTGTCGAGTTCGGATTCCGTGATCGCAACGGTAATGAGCATGAAGGACTTCACCTTCTCGAAAAGGGCCTGAAGTCCGCTGCCGCTCAATTGAGGGGGCGGACTCGATGAGGATAGATCCCGCAGCCGTCGTTATCGCATACCTGCTGACCGTTGAAGAATTCTCGGGTGTATTCATATCCGCTGACGCCATTGGCCGCACAGAGGGGCAGTCAGCAATCATCTGCGACGCTCACGGCGGCGAACGGACTGTTCGAGACCGTATGGACAGGTTCGATATCACAATCTCGACTTACGGCCCCACTAAGCAGGCGACGGCTGGTCTTGCTTATGCGGTTCGTGAATACCTACTTGAACGATTGCCAAATCAGGTAGTGAAGTCCGCATACGTGGCTGATGTTCAAGAGATTGACGCTCCTTCATCTTTCCCAGATGAGCTGTCTCGCGAATCCCGCTTCATCCACAGCCTGTCTATTTACGTATTCGAGACGGGCACACGTTTAAGTAAGGAAAATCCACATGGCTGGTAACAAGGTTGAGAACGTTCGCTTCGCCCCGGATGGCCGAATTCTGGTCAAGAAGTACGAGCCGAACGTTAACATTTTCAATGACCCTGATGTTCTTGACCCGACCAAGAGTCTCCCTGTCGGCCCTAGCGACTGGCATGAACTGGGTTATGCCACCACTGATGGCGTGGAGCTAACCCCGAGTATCGAGACTCAGGAGATCGAGGCTTGGCAGTCGGCTACCCCCATCATGTACTCCGTCCAGTCGGCTTCGCTTCAGGTGAAGGCCACTCTGATGGAGGTCAACCCGGCGGTTACTGAGACCTACTTCGGTACCTCTTGGACCGAGATTTCTGAGGGCGTCTTCGGTCTGGACATCGAGTCGAACCCCGAGCTTTCTCAGATTGTCCTTGTGGTTGAGTGGTCTGACAAGGACATCAAAAACCGCCTGGTTATCCCGCATGCGATTGTGTCGGACCGTGACTCCATCACTCTCCAGCGGACTGAGAGCCAGAATTTCGGCCTGACCGTTGACGCCCTGGACGAGAACGGCACCCTGGCGAAGCTGCTGACCACCAAGGACATGTCCGGCGCGTCGGACGGCGACGGCACTCCTCCGGGGACGGTTATGGCTCCTGCGGCTCCGCAGGTTACGGCGAAGGCTCGCTAGCTTCGTCGCGAACTAACTGAATTTACTGAACTAATACGTAGGGAGGTGGCCATATGGCTACTTTTGCGAAGCAGATCAACGTGGAGATCACGGATCCCGGATTCACTGACAGCAAGTACGGTCCGGCTGATACTTTCCAGATCCAGGCCCGCCTTAACGATGGTGAGCTAGTGGAGGTCAATCCGGGTGTCGCCTCTGACGGTGCTGTAACCAACACCGTCATCGAGGCCAGCGTCCTTGACTCCAACTTCGGTGCTGCGGTCCAGGGCGACTCGATCTTTGTCGTGGTGACTGCTAAGAACGCGGCTGGCTCCAAGGCCGCGAAGCCAGTCGCCGTAGAGATCACGAAGGGGGTCCTAAACCCTCTTGATCCCTCTGCGCCTACTGTGAAGGTGTCGTGGGGGGATCCCGACTAAGCAGGGTTAGCCCCCTCGCACAACAACTTCACGGGCTTGGGGTGTGCCCGAAACACCCCTCTCTCTCTTTCAATCATAGTTAAGTTTTTGGGGTTTGTTATGGCTGCTGCGAAGAAGACTGCTGCGAGCAAGACTACGTCCACCAAGGCTGCGGAGGCCCAGGAGAAGGAGGCCGTGAACGAGGGCCCGACTTCCCTTGAGTTCAAGGGTGTTGAGTACGAGGTTCCGTCTCAGCTCGACATGCCTTTTGAGGTACTGAAGGCTATCCGTACCGGTGATGAGATTGAGATCCTTTCCGCAATTCTCGGTCCTGAGCAGTGGGCGGCCTTTGAGGAGTCGCGCCCGACTATCCGAGAGTTTCAGGACTTTGCCGAGATGGTTGCCGAGGCTGCTGGGTTCGGTGACGAGGGAAACTGATGTGGGTCGCCCACGTTATGACTGAGTATCCAGAGGAACTAGAAGCCGATTTGCTTCAGTTCTTTGGCGTGGATCTCTTGGACGTGTGGCGAGGAAACATCTCCCTGCGCAGAATCATGGTTCTCTCCAAGCGTCTGATGCATATGCATGGACGTGCGGCATTGCCTATGGCCTATGACGAGTCTCTTTCTTGGGGTACTCAAGAACATCTTGCGGCCAAGATTGCTGACTCCCTAGAGGTTGCCAACTGGATGTTCATTCAGGCTAATGCCAGTGAGGATGGTGAAGAGATTCCTTTCCCTGATCCTATTCCTCGCCCTGGCGTAGAGCCTCCCGAAGAGGCCCCCAAGGAAATGGCATCTACGACTGAGGTGGCCGACTTCCTGAACAACATCCATTCAATGCTATAGGGGTTTTCATGGCTTCTGAACCCACGGGTATCCGCACGGCCACGGGCTATGTCGATGTCCGGCCTAGAATGAACTCAGCGGCTCTGGATAGGTTTCAGAGTCAGCTTGTGCGGAAGTTTGAGGACGCCGGAACGGTAGCAGGGCGGGCATTCTCTACGGCGTTCACACGATCCGCCTCCCATTCCTCCGTCAATCTCCGTTCAACCCTCCAGACAGCCAACCGCGAGGCTGCTGTAGCTGGTCGTCGGGCCGGTGAGGCTATAGGGGCTGGAATAAACGAGGGCGCCCGAGCTGGTATGGCTCGCACTGAAACCGCTATGGGGGCATTCGGTTCCCGCATGGTCACGGAGGCTGGTGCGACTGGTCGCCGTGCTGGCTCCGCGTTCAGTTCCGAGATGGCTGCTGCCCAGTTGGCCGGGTCTCGGGCTTCCCTAGGTCTCGTCGCGGCTTCTGGACGCCGTTCAGGTAACGCATACGGGCGATCCTGGTATGCGGCTATGACGGCCTGGGTTGCCGCTGCCCACCGCTCCACGGTCCGCAATATGCGTCGCTTTGAAGACGCTATGGTGCTCGCCGGTGGTCGTATTCAGACCACTGGTCAGCTCCTCACTCAGAACGTGACTACTCCGCTCATTGCTTTGGGTAGTGCAGTCTCTTACATGGGCGTCAAGTACGCCGACTCGATGAATACTGCGCAGAAGCGTATGGAAGCTATGGGGTCCACTTCCAAGGAGTCCGCCAAGTCCCTTGAGGAGCTTGGAAAGTACGCTGCCGAGACGCCTTACAACTTCGAGGGTATGTCCCTTGCGGTGACTCGTCTTCAGTCGGTCGGTATGACTACGGCCAAGGCCACGGACGAGATCAAGGCATTCGCTGATATGGCGGCTGCCCGAGGCGTTCTCGACACCCTGACATTCAACCGCGCACTAAAGGGCTTCACCGATGTCATGGCATCGGGCACGGTCCACACTCAGGACCTTAACCAGCTAGCCAACGCCGGTATTCCCATTTACAACGACTTGGCGGAAGCCCTCTATGGTTCCCGCGATGAAGTCGGCAAGGTGAAGAAGGCCCTCAAGGAAGGCAAGATCACCTCCGATCAATTCATCAAGGGAATGACTGAGCAGTGGGCTGACTACAAGGGCTCCGGAGAGGACGCGGCTACATCTATCACCGGCTCATTCCAGAACATGTTTGAAAAGATTTCAATGGAGTCTTCCAAGCTGTTCGGCCGGTTTGCAACAAAGAAGGATGTCGCCAAAGGGGTGAAGAATAAGGATGGTGAGCGCGTCAAGGAAGGCGAGTTCATCTATACCGAGTTTGGCCAGAGGCTAACTGAATTCACCGACCAGATTGCCACTATCGCAGAGAAGGCGGTTCCACTTCTCGGTGCAGCCCTTGAAAAGATTCTCCCGGTATTCTCTAAGCTCCTGGCGGGAATAGAGAAGTTCATTGACTGGTACAACGCGGACAATGGATGGGAATGGCTGAAGACCATTGTGAAGTACGCGGCCCTGGCAGGCCCCGCACTCATTCTGTTTGCTGGAGGTATCAGGCTGGCCGCTGGCGCCTTCAATATCCTACGTAATTCGGTATCGGCGGTGTTTGGCCTTCTACGGGGAACGTTGGGACTCATTGGCGGTATCGTCAAGGGTCTCCGTGGCGGTGTCCGTACTGGTCGCCAGTTCTTCGCCGGAACGAAGTCTTGGGCACAGGGCGGTTCCTATAGGGAAGGTTACCGAGAAGAACGAGATAGATTCCGAGGGATAGACCAACGTAGGGCAGACAGGCGGGCTGCTCGTCGTGGGCAGAGTGGAAGTGGGCGAACCAGCAGTGCTCAGGGTGAGCTATCCGCCCTAGAGCAAGCCGCCCAAAAGGTTGATCAGGCTATTGACAAGATCATCCTCCGTTTGACTCAGCTCAACGGCGAGAAGACGGATCAGATTGAAAGGGAGTTTGAATCCCTTTCCAATCAGATTAAGGGTGTAGAAAACCAGATCGGTCAGGCCATTTCTAAGGTGAATGGTCTGGATGGAGAGAAGACCAGCAAGGTAACTCAGGAGTTCAAGGCGCTTGAAAGTCGCGCGAAGTCTTCTCGTAATGCCATAGAAAAGGTGAGGCCGCAGGTAACCAGCCTCAACAATTCTGGCCTAGGCAAGATCAGTCAGAAGTTCTCTGATCTGCGATCCCGAATTAACGGCGTAAAGTCGTCTGTCTCTCAGCTAATCTCCCGCATCAAGGACCTCAATAATCAGAGCCTCAAGAAGGTACAAGGCCAGTTCTCCTCCCTCTCCTCCAGGGTTCGGGGGACCGGCACTCAGGTGGGCACATCCAAGTCCGGCCTGAATGCCAAGATCCGGAATATCAACGGACTAACCCTTGCCAGTATTAAGAAACGTTTTGACGACCTAACGAAGTCCATCGGAAATGCAGCCAATAAGGCTGGCACCCTGAAGGGCAACATTGAGGACGTCAATAAGCAGACTGGCGGCGGGGGTAAGAGTGGAAGCGGGAAGGGCAAGAAGGGTAAGAGAGGGAAGAGGTACGCCACTGGCGGTATCCTCCCCGGCTATACACCTGGGCGTGACATCCACATTGCTGCCCTGTCGGGCGGAGAGGCCGTTATGCGGCCTGAGTGGACTCGCGCTGTTGGCTCTGGCTACGTCCACGCTATGAACGCCGCTGCCATGAAGGGTGGTGTCTCTGGGGTCCAGAAGGCTCTAGGTCTTCCGGCCTTCAAGAAGGGCGGTGTAGTTGGAAGTAAGGGCAAGGCTGGTTGGCCTTTCAGTATCCTTGAGGAGCTGACGGCAGCCCTTAACTTCTCGCCTGCACTAAATGCCTTCGGTGGCGGTATTGGCATGGCTTCGGCTGGTGCCAAGATCGGTGGCGACACTGGCTCCAATGTGCGCTCTTGGGGTGCCTCTCAGGGCGGTGACGCTTCAGGACGTGGGGCTAACAAGAACTTCACAGGTCTTCGTGACTTCATGTTCTCTCGTCTACCCGAGTTCCTTAAGGTGGCACCTACAGGTGTGGGTAACATTATCGGCCTTGCTGCTGGCGCTATCGCTCCGACTGCGGGTCAGCTCTTTTGGGATGACGTGTGGAAGGGTGAAGGCAATATTCTTCGGCGAGGCGCCAAGTTCATTGGCGACCTCCTCAATCCTAAGAACTTGCTTGAGATGATAAAGGATCTCTTCGGAGGTCTTTGGGATACCGCAAAGGGTCTTGGCTCTCTGGCCAAGGATCTGGTATCTGATCCGGGTAAGGTTCTGAAGGATGCCATAGACACTTTCACTGGTCTCTTCAATGGGGTCATCGACAATGTGAAGTCGATGATCACCCTATTCGGGGAGATCGTCAATAATCCCTCCGAGTATGCCGGGGAAGTTTGGGATAGCTTCTATGCTCGTGTACGAGAAGTGATGCCCAACACCAAGGGGCTTTTCGCTTTCGCCAAGGGGGGCATAGTTCCGGGGTACGACCCTGACGACGACACGGTTCTATCGATGCTGTCTCGCGGCGAGTCGGTTCTACGTCCGGAGGTCACCAAAGCTCTTGGGCCTAGCGTGATCAACGCCCTGAACGCCTCTGGTGGACAGGACTTGGAGAGCATCCTGACTCGTCTGGGCATGGCTGTCTCTGCTGCTCCTGGTGCCTCTCAGAGCGACGTTCAGTCCGGCGACGCTACCAAGGCCGTGGCTGTTCCTACGGAGGCTCTGAACCAGCTTGGAACGGCTCTCACGGGCTTCGTGGACCGTACTGCCCTCCCCGAGTGGCAGAAGCTCACGTCGAGCACTCAGGCCATGTGGACGGCTGGTATCCAGCCTGTCTACGGACAGATGCAGACGGCTCTAGGTACTGACCTCTCGACCACGGTTCGCCAGTTCGCTGCTACCAATCAGGTGCAGTGGACCAAGGCGGCCTCGGACGTGCGGTCGGCCTGGACGGGCCGTATCCGGCCTGACTGGCAGGCGATGACCGGTTACCTCTCTGGTCAGCTCACGTCCACTGAGAAGACCTTTCAGGGCACTAACCGTGCCGTCTGGAATGGCGTCTCCTCCGACGTGTCGTCGTCCTGGTCCAAGACCCGGCAGAGCTTCAACCAACTCAAGTCCGGCGTCCGGGGGGTTGAGTCCCAGTTCACTACGTCTGCCCGAGCCATCTCCCGTGAGTGGAAAAAGTCCATGAGCTACGTGGACTCGTCCACCCGCTCTACGGTCAGCGGCCCCTACAACAAGGGCGCCGTCTCGATGATGGCTGCAATGGCCAAGCTGGCTGGGGACAAGGCTCCTCTGTCGGCTCTGCACTTCGCTACTGGTGGTGTGGTGCCTGGATACGCCCCTGGGGTTGACCGTGTTCCGGCTGTGCTTTCTCCGGGTGAGGGAATCCTTCGCCCCGAGGTAGTGAGACAGCTCGGAGCTAGCACCATTCAGGAATGGAACCGGAACGCTAAGCGGTCTGGTAACGCCTTCGCTAGTGGTGGTGTAGTTGGTCCTATCCGCTGGAAGGGACAGACCGGTTCTGAGTGGGTGGCCAGCCACAAGGATGATCCGTACGCAGGTTATGAGGAAGCTATCGGGAAGGGATTCAAGGCGGTCATTGAGCCGAACTTGAGGGCTATCTCTTCTTCCTTCCAGACCTCTGGGCGGATTCTATCCGATATGTTCCGCAAGGCTAAGCCACAGTTGGAGGCTAAGGGCAAGTATTGGGACGACCATATTGGCTTGGCTACTTCCAAGGATGCCGCTAGAGCTATCGCGATTGAGCGTAAGCGAATGGAGTCCGGGTCTCGCGCTTGGTACAACTTGTGCGAAATGAATGTGGAGACGGCTTGGGGTTACCGAGGTCTCTACCCCTCTGCTCGCACGGCAGCATTCGCCACTAAGGGGCGAAAGCGTGCTACGGGCTCTATTCCCCCTGGTGCTGCTGTTTGGTGGCCGAACATCGGTGGCGGATATGGTCACGTCGCTATTGCTGACTCGACTCCGGGCTATGTCTGGAGTAACGATGTGAAGCGTCGTGGTGCCATTGACCGTGTTCCGATTGAGGCTATCAATCAGGGCTGGGGTGGCGGCACTCCTACGTGGAGTGCTGCTATTGGCAAGTACCCCCTAAACCTAGCCACAAGCGGCTCTGCGAAGGGTCACTTCAATCCTTGGCCCGGCGCTCTCCTTGCTGATATCGCCGGTGGCGTCATCCCCTACAAGGGTGGCGGTGGTATCCACGCCTCTCCTGCCCAGGCTCGCGGTATCGCTAAGGCGATGCTTGAATCTATGGGCTGGGGTAAGCATTTCGGCACCCTAGTGGAAATGTGGAATCGGGAATCAGGGTGGCGATGGAATGCCAGGAACCCATCCTCGGGGGCCTATGGTATTCCGCAGGCGCTACCCGCTTCTAAGATGGCTAGCTACGGCCCCGACTGGCGCGACAATGCGGCCACTCAGATCGGATGGGGTTTGGGCTACATCAAGAGACGCTACGGCAATCCCGGTAAGGCATGGGATTTCTGGAAGCGGCACCACTGGTACGCCGATGGAGGCTTCATCACTAAGCCGACCGTCGGCATGATCGGTGAATCTGGCACTGAACTGATTCTGCCTCTTAATCGCCGTGAGCGAACTGAGGAATTGTTGGACAAGGCCGGTCTTCCTCGGAAGCAGGGTCACACGGTGAACGTGTATGCAGCCCCGAACGTCCCGACTGAGGATCAGATCATGGCCAAGCTCCGACACCTTGACATGTTGTACGGCAACTAACCGATAGGGGGCCCTTCGGGGCCCCCTTCTCGTTGGAGGCATTATGCCGATTCCCGCAGTCTTCAGGGATCAGGTGCAACCGGACGATGACGGAAACCTGACTTACCACCCGTACAGGGTGGAGAAGTGGCCGCTCACTCAAGTGTACTTCGAGTACGGCAACGGGCAGCGAATTTCACTGACTGATCGTCCTAACCCGACTAAGCCTGGTTTTGTCCTTCAGTCCGGTCCTGATGGATGGGACATGCCCCGCTTCGACTTGAAGTACGACGAGAGTCCCAATCTAGACGGAGGAATGTTCCGATCCGTTCGAGCTACAGCCCGAGAGATGGCAATTCCCATCTTCATTTACGGGGCTGACCGTCGTGGTGTTGCAAGCCTCAAGAAGAAACTCCTTACTTCTGTGAATCCCAAGAATGGCCCTGTCAGGATTGTGGTTCGCGAGGGTGGAGGATCTTCTAGGTACATTGACGCCTACTACAATTCTGGGCTTGAGGGTCAGGAGTCTCGGGATCAGGCAGGCTTCACTTGGATCAAGTACGTAATGACCTTCAGGGCCCTAGATCCCTATTGGACTGTAACCGACCCGACAAAGATAACCTGGGCACTTAAGCCTGAGAGATACTGGTTTCTCACAACGACCGCTGAAGACGAAGCAAATGATCCGAGTCTCCCCGCGCATCACAGCTTCCTACCCATTCGCATCTCAGATGGCATAATCCAGAGCGAACTTAACGAAATCGAGATGGATTCCGATGTAGAAGTTTGGCCCATCTGGGAGATAACAGGGCCATTGTCCGGCAATGTGGTCTTCCGAAATGACACAACGGGTAAGGAACTCAAGTTCAAGTCGTCCTTCTCTCTGGCTACAGAAAAAGACCGACTGACTATCGACACTCGTGCTGGTCGAAAGACCATCACCTATCAGCGCCTTGAAGAGGTGGGCGGTGAGTGGAAGGTTACCAATGAAGAGAATTGGTGGCCCAAGCTGGGCGATAATCCGCAATTGTGGCCGCTGGTCCCTGGCGTGAATCTAGTGTCCGTCCTGAACGGCCAGGCCCCTTCTACCACTACTCGCGTTTCTTGTACCTACTATAAGCAGTATTTCTCATATACGGGGTGAAAATGGCTCACTATATCGTGGAGGTCCGGGATGAGAACTACACGCGGGTAGGCCAGATTGACGACTATATGGAGCTAGATCTAGTGATTCGCCATTGCCAGGTAGGTACTTGGCAGTTGACCGTTATGGAGGGCACGAAGGCGGCACAGATGCTTAGCCGTGGTCGTGGTGTGGTCATCTGGAATGCCGAGATCGGCAAGGCTCTTATCTCTGGTCCTGTCACGCAGATTCAGAGGTACTGGACGAATGACCAACACACTGGGCCCGGGTCGGTTATCTTCTCCGGTAAAAGTGACGATTACTTGGCTTACAGCTATGTTGCGTTCCCCGATCCAACTAAGGCGGTAGCTAAGCCGTGGAAGGAGGAACAGAACTCGGTGTGTGCCCAGGACTCCGAATCGGACACTCAGAACGGCGTGAATGCCGGTAAGGTCATAGACCACTATGCTCGGGTCAATTTTGGACCTGACGGTCTTTCTGATCGCCTCGCCTCGCGTGTTAATTGGCCGGATCCTGTGCCGACGTTCGGTGATCCGGTAACTGTGGATCTTCGCTTTGAGTCCATTGGCACGGCCTACGAGAAGGCGGCGGAAGAGGGTAATGTAGGCTATCGGTTTATCTACAACCCGAATACCAGCAAGATTGACTTTGAGGTATTCCCTGTGGTGGATCGTTCGGAGTCCGTCTTCTTCTCCCCTGACCTTGGTAACTTGAAGCAGTACTCCTTGCAGATGACTGCCCCGAGCTGCACCAGGGCCATTGTGGCGGCCCAGGGCGAGGGCAAGGACCGCTACATCATGCAGAAGATCAACGAGTCAGCGGAAGCTGATTGGGGAATGCTGGCTGAGAAGTTTGTAGATCGCCGGGACATTCCCGTCCGACGCGCCAAGAAGGGGGACAAGGATTCCTCTGGCAAGCAGATCCCTGTAGGTACTCCCATTCTCGTGATGCAGGAAGCGGCGGCCGGTGAGACTCCCCAGCCTCCGGAGGGCTACGAGACGCTTGAGAAGGCTCTCACGGCCATGGAGAAGGCCGCCGACGAAGCGCTAACTGAAGGCGCCCCCAAGGCGTCCGTACAGCTCGAACCCATCGACATTCCATCCTGCACTTTTGGCAAGCACTACTGGGTGGGAGACCGTGTAACAGTTTACGGGAAGGATGGCTACAAAGTACAGGAGCTAGTCCGGGAAGTCCGAATCACTCAAAGCGCCAGCGAAGATAGCGTCACCCCATCTGTCACCAACAGTACTGACAATGGGCCACTAAACATTTACGATCAGGTGAAAAATCTGAGCGCTCAGGTAAGCCACCTAAACACGAGGTACTGATATGGCGGACTACGTTTACAAAGATCTAGAGCCGGATCTATCCGTTGAGAAGTCTTTCCCCTTCAGTGGGGGTGAGGCGGATCAGAACACGATGGATGAATCCCGCTGGTCGTTCATGGCCTCCAATTGGCAGAGTGATTGCGTGATCGGCCCTTACGTGGCTGCCGCCGAACAGGATGGCGCCCCCACGGGTGCTGCTGATACTGGATTCCCTGGCGACAACACCTTGAAGGTCTCCGTCACCTCCGACCAGAAGGTTATTGTCTCCACCGGGACTGCAATCATTCGCGGATTCTACTACCAGAATACCGATGAGCGAATCATTGACCTGTCAGCCGAACAAGCCGGACTAAGCCCCGGACAGAAGATGGTCTGCACTATCGGCCTCAAACTGGATCTCGCTAAGAACTGGATCGCTATTGCCGTCCTCCTAGGCGCCCCAGGTACATCCCCTCAGCCCCCGGTTATCGACAATACGCCGGGTGGTAACTGGTTTATGCCCCTTGCTGACGTGACCCTCACTGGCGGAACGAAAAACATCGGGGCCCCGAATGATCGCAGGGTCTACCGAATGGCCAACATCTACAGCGTTGGGGATAAGGCGTCAATCGTGGCCCCTGACCCGGGATCCCTAACCTATGAGGCTTACGGAAAGACGAACACTGACCGGCTCTGGTTCCGGGGAATGAATGCTTGGTCACTTGTGATGGAGCTTGGTCGATACCGAGAATTGCCGGATTCTAAGATCACCCTCATTCACAACTCCGGTACAATCATGCCCTCTAGTATGCGCAAGAAGTTTTCTTGCACCATGAGGTACAAGTGGGTAAGTCCGTCTACGGTAACCTTCTCCATCGTCATCAAGAACAAGACGAATACGATCATTTCAACGGACGGGAAGGGTCTAGGCTTCCAGCTCCCTGAAGGTCACTTTGAGAACATGCAGCAGGTATTTCCCGCCGTCCTGAAGCAGGACAAGGAATACAACGGCGACTATTCCAACTGGAACGTGGGGGCGGGATGGTGTTATGACACCGGATCAAAGAACGTGTATTTCATCTTCCCGCGACGCAAGACCGGTTCTACTTCTTCCCAGTACAACGGAATCGATCACGACTTGATCTACAACTTCCCCCCTGGTGGAATCCTTTCTTGTACCGGTGTCTACGAGACTAACTACCTAGGCTAAGGAGTAGAGTGATGGATAATCAGCGACACCCCTTCGGCGGGGACGCTTCAACCGTCGCCGAAGACAACTCCGGGCGCCGCATTCCAAACACATCCGGCAATGTCTACTTGCAGAAGACTGACCTTCAGGCGGAAACTGATCTCCTCAATGAAGATGGCTCTGCCGCTTCCCTCGTCCGCACTGATGACAAGGGAATGGTCATGCCCTTCTTCGGACCCCCGGGGGCATCTACTCTGTGGATCGATTTTGGTGCGGGTCGGTATCAGGTATTCGCTACTGATGTGATCTCGGCTGCCGCTCAGCACATTGCCGCTGGCTACGACGAAGACCCCCACGGGACCTTGACGCAGGCTCGGAAGGAGATGCAGACCTATACGGACAGGAACGCACCCAACACCGTTCCCCTGATCAGCTCTGAGGCATGGATTAGCGTCGTCGGTCGATCTGACACGTCGGGAGATGTCGCCACCGTGAGAAACCCTGGCGGCACAGGATATCGGTGGGTACTCCGTCAAGACGGCTCCATGGTCATCACCAACAATACGGAGCACATCCCTTTCGAGATACAAGCTGGAGATAGCCCCAACTCTGTAGCCATTGCGGTAACCGGCCCTGGGGGTGAAACTTCAGATCCACTGTTTTGGGTTGGAAGTGATGGGGTTGTGCACTCCAAAAAGCCCATTGAGGTTCCAAATATTGGTAACGCCAGGGTGTTTTCCGGCCCGGAAGCACCTGCCAATCCTAGAGTTGGGGATGTGTGGGTGAAGTATGGCTGATACCTACAATGCAACCATGTTTTGGAACGGCACAGATTGGGAGGAATTCGCTCACTCCTATTGGGATGGAAGTCAGTGGTCAACTGATTCCACTATTTACGTGTGGGACGGATTCGAGTGGCGTTCTCACCCTTACGAGGCGTGGGAATATCCACAGTTTTCGTGGGCTACGGTTCACAGTGCCACGAACGTGAATACGATTACTGAGCCAATCGACTTGGAGCACGTCGCAATGGGAGACCTCGTGGTGTCGGTCTGCGTCTCGTACGACGCGGATTCTCCCCCGGTTCCAGTCGAATCAGAAGTCATTCACTCCTATACGATGGACCCGACAGGGCTACGCATGGACGTAGCCATGTTCCCTTGGAGTCCCCAGAGGGGCAATTGCGTTACATGGAAGGTGGATGGTGCCGAGTTTGTAGCCGTACTGAATATCACCTATCGCCATGCCAATATAGAAGGCGCCTCGTATCGCCCAGAGGTCAACTACAATGCCGCCGCCAACGTCGGCTCCATGCCTTTGCCGACATCTGGCGAGTATGTAGACCTTTTCATAGCGATGGCCGTATCCTCAAGCATTGGAAACGTCAAGTGGCCTTCTGGTGTAGTGGGACGGGGGTCGGCATACGGCACTCATGGAACCAAGGGAATTCGCATCTCAGTTGGCGATGTACATGGGGATTTCAAGGACATCGGGGATGTCGTCTACGTCAACGGGGTGGCTGAGGCTTTCGCCGTGGCTCGGGTGACTATCCCCGGCATCAAGGGGCAAGGACCTCGCTCGTGGATTCTCGACAATGACCCGTACTCTATTCTAGGCTCTACGACGATGCTTGGTTAGGTGATGGAATGGCTAAGGTGCCCGCTATCGAGCCTTGGACTCCGGGGGAGGAAGTCAAGGCAGAGAAGATGTCTTCTCAGGTGAACCAGCTCAATGACTTCTTCCTCAAGGGTGAGCATATCCTTGTTCAGCAGATAGATAAGAGCTATCGCCTAACCGCAAATGACGGAAATATCTACCTGAATATCATCGGGGAACCCGACCAGTACGGAGGGTGGAATAAGCCATCAGGTGAAGCTAACTCAAACTATGTCGCACCTGACGACGGCCTGTATTTCTTCCATGCCCAATTTTCACCCTGCACTCCGGACTTCAGTAGCTCAAGCTCAGACCTCCCTCACACCATTCAAATCCGGGCCCAGTACAAGAAGGCTGATGCCTCATGGGATAAGACCTACATAGCCAATGCCTACTCAACCAATCAGTGGATGAATAAGTCTTGGAATGTAGCCTTCACTGCTGAGACTTGTTTCACTCTGTGGATGAATAAGGGGGACGCTGTTCGCTTCCCTGTATACCTAGGTGAACCCATGGGGGGAGTCTGGGCCCAGGGGTACCGCCCTGAGTGGGAGGCAGGGGCTCCCTCGTCCAACCGAGTGCTTGTGTGGCGCCTATCCCCCGGGGCTTCCTCATTCTCCTCCCCCAGTCCTGAGCTGCTGCCTACGCAGGAGCCGTGGAGTAACGGGGAAGTTGTTACGGCAGCCAAGCTCAACAGCCAGACAGCCGATCTATATAAGCACCTGTCCAGCCTCCCTAGGTTCTATGTGTCTGGGCACGACCGCCCCAGCTCTAACGTCTCTGGGATGCATGATGTCCCGTGGAGAACCAGTAAGGCTCAGCAGTGCGGGGATTGGAAGTTCAACGGGAAGACCGTGACGGTTCCAACATCCGGCCTCTATTTCATAGCTGCTGACATTTGCATGGAAAACCAGTCGGGCAAGGTTCTTCAGTACCTAACCGCCCACTTGCTCATTGATGGAGATGTCAGGGTGATCCTAGACGAAGCGGCGCAAAGGTCGGATCAGGTGAACGTCACCTTCAACATCTACTCACTCCAATACCTAACTGCGGGACAGAAGGTTGGATTCGCCACGGCCGGACAGTCTACTTACAACTGGGGGTCAAGTCCCACGGTAAATGGGTACACCTATAACAAGGGGTCTTGGTCCATGCATATGCTTGCTGGGGGTATGTCAGACTTCGGGGAGGAAATGTAATGCGGGTGGTCAACTGGGAACCTGGCCAGATAGTTTCAGCCGAAGACCTCAATTCGGGAGTATTCGAATGGGGTCAGCATCTTACAAACCCTCCCCGTTTCATGGCTACTGATATTCAGAATGACAGTATCAAAGCCAATGGCACTACCGGCCTAGCATTCAAAAACGCCTCTCAGTATGGCGGATGGACTTCCGTCAAGAAGGGAGGCCATCGATCATTCAGGGTACCCGAGACGGGCCACTACTTGATCTGTTACCATATCTGCTTCCGGAAGCCTGGCGCCCAAACGTACGGCCTCCTAGAGGCTCGCATTCGCCACACGGGAAACATGGACGGGTCGGGCGGAACGGTGATTCACGACACCTTCTCCTCTACCAAAAGGAATGGCAGGCAGTCTCAGTCCGGAATGGTTATCTACCGACTGGAAAAGGGCTACTACGTAGCCATTGAGGCGGATACTCCGAGGTCTACCACGTCTTGGATCAACGGGAGCAAGGATAAGACCGGAGCCATTGACAGAACCGGGGAAGCTGGCGGATTCATCTCCGCCGTTCTACTTGACCGCAGCTAACTGAACTTACCTAACTTACCTATAGGGCCCCGAAGTGCCCTTTTCGTGGAGGCATCATGTCTGACGCAAAGCTGATCATCACCAAGGCTAAGGGTGAGGTCGGCTACCGTGAGGGTTACTCGAACGGTAGCTATAACAACAAGCAGAAGTATTCCGTTGAGACTCCTGGGCTTGAGTGGTCCAACTTTCAGCCGTGGTGTGCGACTTTCGTTTCGTGGGTTGCTTACAAGACCGGACTAAAGGCCCTCTATCCGTCTACTGCATCGTGCCTGACCGGTGTTAGCTGGTTCCGCAACAAGGGGCGTTTCAGTTACTACCCGGCCATTGGCGCTCAGGTCTTCTACGGCACTAACGGTGGCACTCACACCGGTATCGTCTACAAGTACACCGACGACACTATCTGGACTATCGAAGGCAATACCAACGATTCTGGTAGCGCAGAAGGCAATGGGGTTTACCTAAAGCGGCGCCCCCGTAAGAGTGACTACGTTTACGGCTATGGATATCCCGCCTTCTCTGAGGGAATCGTTTGTGCTGACCCTGCATGGAAGGGCAAGAAGGGTGTTGTCTACTTCGGGCATGAGGCTTCTGAGGCCGACATCCCATCCGGTGGCACTACTCCTACTCCGCCGACTAGTGGCGGCTCTGAAGGGACTAACGTGGATTCGATTCAGACTCCTGGTGTTCACATGCATTCCCTGTCCAATAAGGAGAAGGCTGTACTAAAGTCAAACACCTGGTATCTAGTTGACGTTACCGGCGATGGTGCAGGCAATCTACTGGTTGGCCCGAATAAGGCTTACTCGGCACAGGTGAACCTAACGCTGTCCGACGTGAAGCCCGGTGCCGAGGTTCAGGGTCGCTTCTATCTTTACAAGAATGGAAAGGCGACCAAGAACCCTATTTCTGAGCGGATCGGTACCGCTGGAAGTTCCTTCGTTGACTTCTCCAAGATTGCCGGATATCTAGATTCCGGCGAGTCCCTTCGGTTCGAATTCCTCGTATATAACGACGGTAAGGATTTCGAAGTTACTAGCCGCTCTGCCAATGTCCTATATTTCAACTAAGGGAGATGTGATGGGCTGGATTAAAGATCACTCCGTGCCCCTCTTTCTCATCCTGTCGGCACTAGTGGTAACAGCAGGTGAATACGTACCAAATCTCCCCGTTCAAGAGATCGTATCGGCTCTTGCTGTCCTCCTTGGCGTGAAGGAAGTAGCCGACAAGGCCAAGGAGAACAAGGGGTCTACTCCTGTTGAATCTACCGAACCAGAGGAAAGCCGTAAGGCGGTATAGCGATGGAGGCGACCGCTATTAGTATCGTGGCAGCCCTCCTTGGCAGTGGCGGCATTGGCGCATTCGCTGGTGCCGTATTCCGGGGGATCCGTACCCGCAAAGCCGACTATGAGGCCATGCGCCGCGAACATCTGAATGACCTAGCCAGGTGGCGTGACGATCTAGACCACAAGCTTCAGCAGATGGACGCTCTCCTTCGGTACTACCAGGGCCTAGCAGGTCACTACGAATACCAGCTCCGCTCTAACGGGATTGTTCCGGAGGAGCCCATTGGGCTGGTCAAGCCCACTCAGTCATAGACTTCCCGGCATCGCTTGGGATGATTGAAGAGAGAATGACAGCCCCCTACCGGATCCAAGGTTCGGTAGGGGGCTTTTCTTGTCTCCCCCCAGAAAAACCGAACTTACTGAACTTACCCTGATACAAACCTTGGTACATAATTTGGAGGGCGACCTATAGTTGCAGGTCATGCCCATGACAATTGGTCGTACAAAAAAACGAGCCGGACCTCAGAGGTCCGGCCCGGTCATCAGTTCGAAACGATCAGTGGATCGTACACGCTCCCACTGTATCGCCACTTCTCGTGAGGCGGCTTGGAGGGCTTCTCAGGTTTTCCCCTGACCCTCCAGACCGCCATGCACGTACGCGAAGAAGACAGCCACCGATGCACCCTTACGCTTCCCGCTGTTCCTTTACGGTCCGGAAGATGTAAGGCCAGTCGGCCCCGTCAAGCTCCCTCTTGGTGACCTCCGTGATATCCCCAAGGGTTACCTTTGCCGACCTCATGAACTCTTCCACGCTATCGAGCGGCAGGCTGTCAGCCACCGTCACATGCATGCGGGCCTCAGTGCTGAGGTAGCGCAATACGGCCCTCGTCTCGGGGGATTCCCCTGTCAGCTCCGCCAGGGCGACGTTAACCCGCTCACCCTCCTTCTCGTTCTCCTTGGAGACAATCAGTCCCATCCTCACTGCAAAGTTGAAGGCTTCCCGACCCGAGGGAAATTCTAGTCCGTGGAGATTCTCGTGCTTCACGGACTGGAAGCCCTCACCTTCAACGGGTTTGCCGACCGTCAGGAAGCATCGGCCCTCGATGTCAGAGGGGCCAGCGATCCCGGGCACGGCTGTACCGTTCGGGCTGTCGGGGTAGTGAAGCCAAGTGATCCACTCGGATCCGTACTTCCACTCAGTCTTCATTCTTCACGTCCTTCCGGCTGCTTACTCGGTTCCACTTGGCTGCAAGGGCACTGTAGCGGCCCTGTACGGGTCTTGGGGGCCTCTTCTGGGGCATCTCCTTGGGGGACATTACCTCTCCCGATTCCGTGGGGGAGAGGGCCCCCAGGGACATCCCTGGGGGCCCTCACATGGTGCCGTGCTGTCTCATCAGCCCTTGTAGGCGTCGTCCGGGTGGGTCTTGTTGTAAGCCTCCACGATGGGGGCGGGGATCCTCCCCCGGTTGCTCACTTCGTGCCCGGCGTCACGGGCCCATGCACGCACACGAGCCAAGTGCTGTGCATTGGCAGACGAACCGCTGGAGGAGCCACCACCACCGCTTGTCCCCAGCTCCGTCGCGGCCTTCAGGTACTTGTCCATTGCCTTGTCAAAAGCGTCGCGGTTCTTCTTGGACAGGTCGATTGTGTACCGAGTGCCCTTGTACGTGAAGTTCACAGTCTCCACGTTCTCTTCCGTACCGTCGATGTCGTCAACGATCAGGACTTTCTTGGCCATTTTTCCTACCCCTTGTCTCGTGGGAGAAGTCTGCCGGACCATGTATAGCACCTGGGCGATCTTACGGCAAGACTCTACATGGCTTTCTTTTGCGGGTTTGAGCTTTTGAGGCTACTTCAGATCGAAGCCCTCACCAGAGAGGAAACTTGCGGCTTCGGACTCTCCGGTGAGGTGATCGCATACCGCTACGATCAACTCGGATGCCTCAACCAACGGATCACTGGCTGGCACGTCGGCCGATGCCTGCCACTCCTGAACCTTCCTCCGGAGGCTGTCAATACGGTCCTTCAGAGGCTCACTGTCGCCCTTCTTCCCTTCCGGTGGGCCCTGGTAGTTCCCACATTGAACCCGTAGGCTTCCTTAGACATCCAGCTTTCTCCTCTCTTCTTCGTCTTTCTGCCACGCTTCTTTGAACCTGTCGAGATCCCGCCTGATCCTCTTTGCAGCCTCCTGTGTGGACTCTCCCAGGGTTTCAGACAGGATCTCCTCAAGGGCGACTTCAAGAGTCACCTTGATATGAGATGCGCGAATTGAGTTGGACTTGCCCGATCGGGAGTTCAGCTTCCTGCACCACATTCCCGCGCATGCGCACAGGACTCGGGCATATGTGGTGTTCACCTCCCCTTTCAGGGATTCGGCCAGCCATTGCGTTTCGGTCTTGTACACCCAACCTCCTAAGAAAGGTAGGGCCACCCTATCCCAGAGTGGCCCCACTACGCAGTGAGTTCAGTTAGTTCGTTTACTCCAGAAGGTAGATCCTTGCCTTGTCCGACCAAGGGGCATCCGCAGGACCCGCAACGTAGGGCTCGATCATCTTGCCCTCTGGATACTCGCGATACTCGTCATAGGCCGGTACGTACTGCCTGTACCGGATCACAGGGCCTATGACAGTCTTCACCTTCCACTTGCCACCCTTGCCCGTTCCGCTGCCCTTCTCGCGGTGCTGAAGAGGCTTGCCGATCCGCACTACTTCCACCTTGGACGCTACCCGCTCAGGATTCACCTGGGATCGCTTCATCCTCTTCTGGGACTTGGCGGGGGCGGGGATCTCCTCCCGAGAAGCTAGCTTCATCTTGCGGAGGTGAAGGGTAGAAATGAACGTCTTCACCATCTGGGAAAGCACGGGAAGGATCTGTTCGTTCGCCTCAGTGAACTTATCCAGAACCTCAGCGTCCTTGAAGCTCTCGGGAAGGTATGTGGGGTCAGACTTCACGGTGGACGTAAGACGTTCCGCCTTGTCCTTCTCGTGAAACCAACCCAACGTCTTATTGAGGGGAAGTACCTGTTCCCTCTCCATCGGCAAGGGATCGGACATCTGAAGCTGGAACTGTGTTTCATCCACTCGGAACCCTTCCTCAAGGTTCCGAATCTGCTCCTCACGCATCTCCCGATAGAGGGCCCTAGACTTCTCCCCATCGGTGTAGAAGACGACCAAGACGGACTCTTCTTCGGGGAGGAGTCGCCAAGAGGCAGCCACGATAGGAGTATCCGAGTTGCGATATCCCTCCATCATGTCTTCAACCTGAGTGATGTTGACGACCTTTCCCGAGTCCTTCCAATACTCGGTAGTGATCATTCCCCTAGGTTCAGCCTCACCAATGGGGGTCTCCCAGAAGATGATCCCGTAAGGCTTAGGCAGGAGGTCAACGGTAAGGCGATACTCCTTCATCTCCGTCTTAGCGGCAAGATAGGTGATGTCCTTACCGATGCCCAGGACGTATGCCCTGTCCAAGGTCTCTGCATGGTACTGGGCAAGCTGTGCGAGTCCGCCCACAAACTGTGTGCTCTCAACAGCGTGCTTGGCTTCCTGGGCCTTTGCCAGGTCTCCCCTGTACGACTTGAGAGCCTGCCGATAGGCGAAGTCCCCGATTGCGTGGGCACTCTCCGTCGGATTCCCGATGGACTTGGGCCAGTAGAACGGGGCCCCCGAGAGCGCTTTATAGAGCCACAGGGCAGGAGCCTTGTCCTTGGTCCACTGTGTCAGCTCAGACACGAACTCGGGGAGAAGTTCCGGCTGTTCCACCTACTTGCCCCTCATTCCCAGTTCCATCATGGCTGCTTCCATTTCGCTCATCACTTCCTGCCTTCCAGGAGTCGTAGTATCACCTTGACGTTGTGTCGTACGGCGGGCATATGGGCCTCTGCCATATCGACGGGGGTGACGTAAGGGGACAGGGCTTTAAGGGCCCAAGCCGTCCACTCTTCGTCACTGAAAGAGCTATCCAGGGTGATTGTCTTCAGTTCATCCCGGATCTCTGTTTCAGTGATAGCAGCAGCCGTCAGGCGGAACGTTGCGTTATCCGGAAGTTGCCTGACCATCCGAATGATTTCCGAAGAGCTGCACTGCCTGCCCTCTTCCACTCTTACTCCCTCACTTATCGATCTCATCGAGCTTTTCGAGAATGTCAGCGATCCGTGACTCGGAGCGATCCCAGCTCTGTCGGCTGATTTTCCCATCAAGGAGCAGGTCAGCAAGGTTGTCCCGCATCCCCTTGAGGGCTTGCCGGACAGTCGTGATCTCCAGTTCCGTGAGGCTGAGTGACTTTTCCATTATTCCCCCTACTGTTCGTTGATTCGGTAGCCGGTTATCGGCTTTGTGTTGGTAGGCCCTACCAGGGAGGGCTATTATCTTCCTGCGTCAGTTCATGAGTGCAGCGAAGTCGTTGCCGCCGTCGTCGCCCTCGCGCTTGTACTCGGGCTCAGGGTACTCCCAATCGTCAGGCTGAGATGCGGGGTTGGGCACAGAAGCCTCCTCCTGCCCCTCTGAGGCGTCGTCCGGCTCCTGCCCCTCCTCCAGGCCCTCCTCCCCTTCATCGGCCTCAGTGTCTACGTCGTCGGCAGCCTGGGCATCCTCGATGAGGGTGTATACCTTCGACGGGCGTCCACCCCGGTTCCCACTCGGAATGGTGATGAGGGAGACATCATCCATGTTCGCTACGGCATTCTCAATCGCCGCAGCGTTCAGGCCAGTTGCGCGAAGCAGTTCGGTTGCACGGACACCTTGGGGGTTCTTCCTCAGAACGGCACGGATACGGGACTCGTTTGAACCCTCCGAACCCTGGAGTACATCCGTGATGGACTGGAGGCAGAACTTCACGAAGTTCCATGCAGCCTTGACGTCAAGGACTCCGATTTCCTCCCGCTCATCAAGTGCGGCATACAGAGCCGCTACCCGAGACGTGTACTCCTCAGCACGGCCTACGAAGGATTCCACGATGGGCATTCCTTCGCCGTACGCTTCGATCTCATCAGACAAGCCGTCATCGAAAAGATCGATGGCGTCATCCGACAGGGAGATTGTCTCCAACTTCTGAGCAAAAGCCAGGCCCCTACCTAGAAGTACTCCCGCTGCTTCCTGGTTCTCCTTATTGATCCGGTGGCGCTTCTTCAACTTCTTGGACCGGATGACGGAGACGCAGAGTAGTCGGTTGAAGCTACCTCCTGCCACGTCTGCGGAATGCAGGTTGTGACGGAACTCAGTGGGCGACACGTGGCCGTGGATGACGAACACAGGGCGACGGATAACCCCACCGTCCTTCGTCATGTTCTGAAGGTCGGCACCATCCCACGTTTTACGCATGACAGCCTGAAGAGTGGCGTCACGCTTACCCGACTTCAGAACGGATGCGTACTCTTCTTCCACTAGGAACATACGGGCATCCTTGGGGTCAATGCCCTCGTAATCCCGTCCGGCCTCAATGGATGTCAGTTGGGCCTCTTGGGCGGCGTCACGTCGCTTGACGTAGGCCGCGATGATCCCGGAGCCGGACTTGGCACCGGAAACCTCATGGGTGGACAGGAAGTCGGGTGCGGCAATGTCGAAGACGCGGCTAGCGGCCCCCAGAGCGGTGCCCTTCCTGCCCTTGTTTGTCGGGCCGATCAGGAGCGTGTCAATGATGACCGGACGCATCCTCCCCCCGTCGTCCAGGTGGAGATAGTTGCCCAGGTAGCACGACGCCTGAGACAGCAGAGCTGCTAGCACACCTGCGGGATCCGCTTCCGTGTCCGGCTCGATGAGGTTGATCACGTCACGGATCTTCCCCGTAGTCATACTGTCGATCGATGTCACTTTTTGCCCTTTCCTTCCTTCTTGTCCTCGTTTGGAGCCAGCATGTCGAAGAGCTGGTCTGCATGGGACGCACAAAACGGGAACAGCCTACCACGGAAGGACAACGCCTCGGTGGCCCCGCTCTTGACCCCCTTACGAGAGCACATTACGCAGTCGGAGTGATGAACGATCATGAACAACACCTCTTGAATGTACTGCATTTACTGAACTAACCTTCCGGACTAGTTCCGGCGAATGGGCACCCCTGAATATGGGATACCCAAACGTCGGCACTAGTGCCGCTTGCAGGTCTCCTTCATGCGGACGCAAACATAGCAGTCGGAGTGTGTGCACATCATGTCGCCCTGGTTAGTCCCAATAGCGACTGTTCCAGCACGCCCACCAATCACATTTGCCGCACTGTACGGTGTCGAACAATCCATCACTGTCCCTCTCCCACTCAGACGGTCGGGCATAGCATCCAGCACAAAGGTTCTGGTATCGGTACACCAATTCGACCCGATGGACAATGGACAGGCTGCTTCCCAACCTTCGGTAAATGCGAATGAGCTTTGCCGCTTCCCTTCGTGATAGGTAATCCATCTTTTGCCCATCTATCACCAGATCGTATCGGTGGCGGAAGTATGGGACAGGTACGAACTTCCGGTTCTTCATGAGATCCCCTCTCGTGGTCTCCAGTGACCGCCTAAGCGGCTTTCGCAAGGGACCCGACCTCAGAGGCCGGGTCCCCACGAAATCAGCTCAGACCGACGCGTGCGGACTCAGCAGTACAGTACGGAGTCGTACACGATCATCTGCATGACCTGATCTGCCGTGTCGGCATCAAAGTTCACTTCTTCGAATCCGTAAAGGAAGTTTCCGCACTCCGCAGTGGTGTAAGCGGACATGTAAGGGATGGCGTCCCCGTGACTGTAGATGCGCTCTACGGCCTTGATGATGTCCGCAGGGGTGATCCTCTTAGTGATGAACCCCTCTTCGTTGGGGTCCTCCGCCTTAACCTCCCATGCCCAGTCAACGCACTCGGAATCCTGAAAGATACGACTGACGGGCTTGGCATTCTCCCACCAAGACCACTGAGTGAACCCGCTACCAAAAAACATTCCTTCGATCTCTTCCGCTGTGCGCTTGATGTATCCCATGACTACTCCCTACCGCTAGGCCCAAGACTCAAATACGCGACCGTCACTGTCCCACTCAATGCCGCCATCAGGGAAGAAGTGATACTGGATCAACCCCTCACCCTTGAGCACTTTCTTCGTGGTACTCGGATTCCATGCACTGTCCCCCTTGGACAGCTCCACTCGGGCCGTGACGGTTGACATCGGAAGGCTCCCAATGGGGAGTGAAACCTTTTCCCGGATATCACTGTAGCTGTAGTGCATCATCAGTACTCCGTTTCCTCGTCACTGTCCCAGCAGCGACACTTGAGTGAATGGGAAGCGTCCCACTGAGAATAGATGGGGTAGCCCGCCCTGTCGTACCCAAGGACGGTATACACCATCAGGTGACCATTGGCGGCCATCATTTCACGCTCTTCCATCATTTACTCCTTTTCCGCTGCATCGTGATCAGACTGCTTTCGGATGTGTTCGGGTACCTGCACTATGACATCTCCAGCAATGCGTGCCAGGGAGTCGCAGAAGCGGACAGCACCCTCCCACTTCATGTACCGAACGAAGTGCACGGCATGACGCGATGAAGGAAACTCAATGTCCATCCAATCCCCGCACGAACCATGCAGAGTGCCACCGTAGAGACGGACAATCCTTGCCAGCTCATCAATGGTCATGGCCAGTTACCTTCCTGCGGCTCGCGGATCATGGTTTCCGAGATAGTGAGATCCCGCTTACGACCCGTGTTGTTCACAAAGCCAAAGCGCTTATAGAACCGAATGAGACCGGCCTTAGAGGAACCAAAGCTAGTGTCCGGGGTAAGGGCGATACGGTGGCCGTTCTCATCTGCCACGGCACAGATGCGCCGCATTACCTCACTACCGGTTCCCTGTCGCTTGTCAGCAACCTTGATGGACATGAGCTTGACGACATTGGCAATGTCGCTCCAGTACACATGCAGCTCAAGGCCCGGAAACTCCGCCTCCAGCGCCTCACTCAGTGCCCGGTAACGGTCGTATGCGTCCATGCCTCACACGCTCCCCTCTAGAACGGTCTGTGTGCCTCTCTGGCGAGACATGACGAACGCCCCGGACCATGAGCCCGGAGCGTCCATCAAATCGCGTCAGACGGCCGCCTAGCGCTTCGGTACCAACCCTTCCGGGATGTCCAGGTCTACCGACCACCATGCGGCCTGAACCGGGGTCCACTCAGACAGGACCGTGATCCCCTTTTCCGCGAACAGTGCGTCGCGCTGGGCCGTGCGCTTTTCAGGGTCCGTGTCTGCTTTGTATGACCCGAGATAGATCATGGTGTTGCCGTTCACGATTACCGCCCATCCGTGATATCCGGACAGGTGGCAAGTCTGGCTTACCTGTGCATTGTCGAATCGCATTGCTTATCCCTCTAAGTAGCGCTGATAGGACATGAACGGTCCCCCTACCCCTCTCCTAGCAGATAGGGGAACCGAACACGAGCCATCAGAACTCAGGCCGAGAGGTACAGGGAACCGTCATCCCCCAGGTACAGGGACGCTTCCCCGTAGGGCTCTGCGGAGTCCGTGAGACGCTGCCCACGCTCACCCAACCCACGGTCCCAAAATCCCGCACCGTGCCCGTTACGGGTCAGGATGAAGTCATGTCCGCACTGTTCCGCCCCCATTCCGGAGAGGTCATCCCAGTTGTCCGAAACGAATGCTTCGACCTGTTCCCGCAGAGTGTCAGTCTCTCCCTTGATGTCCTCCTCATCAAAGGACCAATCAAAGGAATTACCCTCATCATCACTCTCGGACCACAGGAGAGAGGTAAGTGCACTCTCATACGCCTTGTCGGCGTAGTCCTGCTGTTCGGCGGTAAGGGTGTTCTCTTCGGTCATCGGTTCTTTCCTCTCACGCAGCGCTTACAGGTGATCTCGATTCCCGCACCACTGGCCGTGTGCTCTACAGCCGTAGCCTCCCTCCCGCACACGGTGTGATTGGTCCGAGTGTAGGACCACTCACCACCCTTGATTCCGTGCGTTGCCCTACCGTTACCAACCCGAGCGACATACTGACGACGCATGATCCAACCTCCAATGAGTGTCTGAGAGTGGCTGTACGCCCGTTTGAGCGTCCATGACGGCAGGCCCGGCCTGACACACCGGGCCTACCATGGGCCTACCATGAAAGAGGCTCAGAGAGGGTGTTGTGCGCTTTCTACGCCGCATCTCTGTTGAGTGAGAGAACTACGGCAACCGGCACACGAGTCAAGTTTGCAGGTACTAAGGAAGGCACGCCACCTCAGCGGGTCCGTCCTTCTGGAGTTCGATCTGGGGGTTCTCGCACCCCTCCTTTGCGAGCTTGGCTATCTGTTCAGCAAGGTCCCGGTTTCCGTCAAGCCACCCATCATTGAACGCCTTAACGGTGTCCTTGTTGGTCGGAGAGGTGTTCTCCGTGGTGGCATTGTGTTTGCCGACCATGTATGCGGCGGCAATAGCAATTACGAGGATGGCGTAGATGATGGGCTGAATACGCTTCACTTTGCATTCTCCTTACGGATGACTCGGGAGTCCCAACCGAACGCGTCGGACTTGCACAGGCTTACGGGCGTCCCGTCTCCCCACTGGCCGATATACGCAGCGGGCCGGATGATTCGCCAGAGTCGGCAGTAGCCGCAGAAATCATCCTTGGAAAGATTGACAGGCTTGACCTTCGACAGATTGACAGGCAT